ATGGACATTGGTTGCGCCCACACATAAAAGCATCCACAACAAGGAACCCCCACATGAATCAGTCAGAACTTAAATCCGACCTCATGGCATGGTTGGAACAACAATGGGACAAGGCCGTCAAAGACTCCGAAACCCCGGACAAGGAACTGTTGGAGAAATACACTTTCTACGACGGCCTCACCGCAGCCTACGAATTCACCATTGCCCGATTGAACTCTGCGGAAGGCACGGAAGCCCCGACCGTAAGGTCGGGGAGGTTCACTGAGACTGTTCGATAAAGAAAAGCGTTTTAACGGGGTCTTTTTCGCAAAAACAACGATTTTGACCCCGTTAAAAACAGAAAGGCAACTCACATGGCAGTGAACGTCACACAGAAGGACAAGACCCTGAACGACGTAATCGAATTGGCGGCCCGATTCGCCCGCTGGAAGACATTCCCCTGCTAATCAATAACAGGCGGAAGGAGCAGGTCGAATATCTACGCGAACTGGTGCACGATATCAATGAGTCATTGGAATGCTACGGCAGCGACATCCCGGAAAACAAGAAGGACTAATCAATGGCAAACATCACCAAGCCCGCCGTCGAACGGCATTCCTGTGATATCGCCGGCTGTGCGAGCATGGCCGAAAATCCAATGTACTGGGGAGTGAGCTTTCCCGTCGTCGCACAGGACAATTACGATGACGGCTCCTATTTCGGCGGCACGCGCACCCGGATCATCAACCCTGTCACCATCGGCGTCGGCGCCATCGACGGGTTCACATTCGCCGTCATGTCCGACGGTAGCTGGCGCAACGAGTCACGGAACGCATACGGCGACAATGCGGAAGCGTTGAAGAAATACGCGGAGGGAGTCCGGCAATGAGCGCGGCCGTCTTCGCCGTCGGCGTCCTGCTGCGGTTTTCGCGCCGGCTCGTCCTGCTGGCAGCGGCAGGCGTTCTCATCCGCTCCATGGTGGACAGGCATGTCACTATGCCGCGCATGATATGGACGGTCTTGGCCCTGCCATGGTACCTGATCGGCGACCGTCTCGACATGGGCATGTCGCGCGCGATCGCCGGGTTCGTCGCGGCGCACATGCGGGCGACGTTCATCGTCCTGCTGTTCCTGTTCTTCATCCTGTGCGGGATCGGGTTCATCCTCCTCTCCCTGGAACACGACCGGGAACAGAAGGAACGCATACGGCAGACGATAAGACAGATGGGAAGGGAGAACGGATCATGAAAGGGAGTTCTTTCCTCAAACCGGTGGATGGCCGCTGCTGGTGGTGTGGTTCCCCGTTGGAACCGGCTCTGAATCATCGTGGCATTCCGACGGCGCGCTGCTCCAACCCGAACTGCCGTACCCGTTTCAGCTGGACCGACTACACACCGCCACAACCAGAATGGAAGCCGGAACCCAAACCGGCCACACCGGATATCACCGACCATGACGGACCGCGTTCGGTATCCGAAGCGGACTGGCTGGAATTCAATACGGAGGCCAACGATTACGGGGTGCCCGACCGTGCGGGCCTGCAATCCGTCATCGATGTGATAGGCGAACACTACCTGCATCTCGCCCGCGAATGGGGTTGGAACGACACCGAGGTGCGCGACGCCATGTATGTGGAGACGAAACAGAGAGGATGGTGCAGGGAATGAGCGTCGTCACGCCCGAGATTCGTTTCTTCGCAGACTGTCACTGGTTGATGGCCGACAACATCATTCTGCTCAAAATCACGCCGATGTTACCGTACGAATGGTCGAACCTGAGAAGACTGTTCGACTGCAAATCCACATTCGAAACACGAAGCGGACCGTTCGACTACTGGCGCATTCGCCTTGAATTCGACGGGAACCTGATCCACTGGACGGTTTCCGACGGCTGGTGGCATCCGAAAACAACGACCTTCGACACCGACTATGAGACGACCATGACGGTCCTGTTCGACGTCGGATACGACCAGTGGCGCAAGGACCGCGGCATCATGGACGAGGCCGACAAGGCCGTGAAACGGTTGAACGATTCAGGTATCCCCGCCACGCGCTCTTCGGATCCGGACTATCTGGTGTTCGAGGTCGGCGAAAGCGTGTTCCGTGCGCTATTGCCCGCCGATCCGACGCATGCGGCAAGTCGGCTGATCGAAGCGGTCAGAAATCGCGAGAAGATTCTCGATGGCTACCGGAAGACCGTCGCCGGTCTTGGCAGGGTCGAGGCATTGGAGGCGGATGACGTGTACTGGGATGACCTGTTCTCGAACGGCGACCCGGTCGAAACCGGCGCCGTCATATTCCAAAGCCAAGGTGCGGAAGACCATCCCATCAGTCTGGACCTGCTGATCATGTCGGACGGCACCTGGCAGCCGGACGGCTTCGACTCCGACAGGGAGGGCACGGCGGCCGACGTGCGCGGATACCTGAGCCAATGGACGGGGGACAATCGATGAAGAGCATCACGAAAGCCCAGTACGCCATGCTGTTTTTCGCCGTCGACAGGCTCAAGGAAGACTCGTGGCATACCGGCCCCTATGGTTTCGACGCGTTGAAGGAACGCGGCCTGGTCGATTTCGGGCAGCATGACCGGATCATCACCGACGAGGGCATTGCGTTCGTGAAACGTATGCTTGCCGACCCGGAGAGCATGCCGATGACCGCGAAACGGGCGATAGCCGAATATGATGTGCTGCGCGACGAATATGCGCACCTGTTCGAGCATGATCCGGGCATGAGGGTCAGGGTGGCGATGTTCGGCGTCCATGGTCTCGAACCGGTCGAACCGCCGACCGGCATCGACGGGTTCCGAACGGACACCATCTACGATTTCAAGGATCTGGACGTACTATCGGTGACCTTCGCGATCACGCACCTGTACTCCGGGTTCAACCCGAATCATCATGTGATCGTCCGGGCGCATGAATCGTATACGGATCCCCCAGCCCCGGTCATCGACAGCATCAACAACCGCCAGCTACGCCAATCGGGCGGCACACGATATCTGAAAGTATCCAGAACCGTATTGGACAAGGAGAAGCAATGAACGTCGAACGCATCATCGTAGAAACCAATGACGAGACCGGCAACAATCCGGTTGAATACGATTGGGAGTTCGGCCCGGACGGCGTGTTCCGCATGACCGGTGACGGGGATATGCCCGCCGCCTTCGAGGAGTCCGCCGCCATCGTGGAGGCGTTCAACCATGTCAACATGAGCATCGTGAACGGGGAGCGGACACTGCTGAAGGACGGCGATCACGCACTGCTCGCCCTTCTTGCCGCCGTCCTCGCCACCCTCGTCCCGTTCGTGGAGGGGAAGGACGGCGACCAGGTGGGATTCATGATGGGCGATACATCGAACGGCTTCAACGTCAATATCACGTCGGCGGAGTTCCTGGCTGCTGCCGGTCCATGTGGATCGGCGCAGATGTCCTCCGTGGATTCGGCCGATATCTGAACCTCCGTTGGGACAGGGATCGCGGGGAATGGGTCGAGGCGGGCACCGGGCTCGCGTTCCTCGGGGCGGACAGTCAGGTGGCTTTCATGCTGGAGACCGGCATGAACAACGGCGACGGCATCCGGTTCGACCCCATGGAAGGCAAGGAGGATACCATCCAGTCGTTCCGGCTCCTGTTGGAGACGGCGAAAAGCGCGGGCATCCCGGTCAGCTGGGAGGCGTGATGGCCGGAAGAAAATACATCATCGGCGTGTATATCACGGACGGCGAGAACGCCGATACAATGGCGACGCTCGACATCAGTAGCAGACCATGGCATGCGGCCATCAACACCCGCGACTTCAAGCCGGGAGCCCGGCATGCGCTGTCCTTCGGCCTGCGGCTCCTGGCCGACAGGCTCGACGAATACAAGGAGGAGTGATGACCGATTACTCGCAATGGCTGGAAACGGTGTCCGAGGCGGTGCGGCCGGCGAAAGGACGCCATCATCCTCGCCGTGCTGTCCGTGTTCTGCTTCGCCGGCATGGTCATCGCATTCGTGGGCGGCATCGCCTTCATAGGCCGTCCGAAGAATTCGTGAAGGCCAACGTCCGGATCACGGCCGTGATGGCCCTGGGATGCGTCGCGTCCGTCATCGCGTTGCTGTTCGCGACGGCATCCGGACCCAATGGCGTGGAACCGTTCGCAACGCATACCGAGAACATGTACGGTATCGAACATCTGCGCTGCGATGGAGCGGATTGCCCGGCATACGACCTGCCCGCGGACAACACCTCCGCAAGCTGGCTGAAGGACGGTCGGCTCGAACAGGGGCGCTTCATCATTGACGACGGGAACAAGGTCGGACTGGCCGGCCCCGACGGGGAACTATTGAAGGAGGCGGAACGGTGAGCGGGTTCTGGATCGGATACATCCTCGGCCTCGTCACGCTGCCGGCCGTCGCGGCGCTCGTGTTCCTCGGGCTCGTGGCGTCCGCACTGTTTCCGGCGTCGTACGGATGGGAGTGCTATTGCTGCGGCGAGGCCGTCATCGCGGAACGGGACAGCCATCCGGTGCCGGGTCTCATCGCATGGGCGAGATTCCAGGCGCACCGGCTGACCAAACGGCATCGCATCAACCACAGGGCATGGGTGAAGGCCGGCAGCCCGTACTTCGACTGGAAGCCGGTGATTTGATGGGACGTTTCGGTTCAGACCAGTTGCAGGGTGCGGCCGTCAGGCATGACCGCATTGACCTGCAGCTTGCCTCCAATCGCGTCGAGGTATCTGCGCAGAGTGCGGATTTCGGTTTTGTCGACGTCGCCGGATTCGAGGCTGCTGACCCGCTTCTGGCTGACGCCCATGCGTTCGGCGAGCTGCTTCTGGGTCACGTCCTGCCGCTTGCGGGCCTCTTTCAGCTCGTACAGGCGCATCTCCTCAAGAAGCTGTTCCTTGCGCTCGTCGATGGTCTTCTGGTCAAGGTCGTGATCGGCCTTGAAGTCCTCCAACGTGTAGCTCATTTCGTGTCCTTCCCATGTTGTTCTTCCAGCCATCGGATGTATCGTCGTTCGGCTTCGCGGATGGCTGTCTTATACCATTTGTTCCATTTGTTCTGTTTGTCTCCGCCGACCAATAGGACCGCTTTGCGTTCCGGGTCGAAGACGAACAGGATTCGGACTTCGCTTCGGCCTGCCGAACCGGGTCTCAGTTCCTTCATGGAGCCGATGATGGAGCCCTCGATTTTCCCCACCAGGGGGCGTTTGAGGTTCGGTCCGCGTTCCCGAAGGAGGTCTAGGGCCGCGTAGACCTGGTAGGCGGTCTGTTTGTCAAGTCCGTCAAGCCAGTCCTTGATGGGTTCCATCTCTATCTGCCACATACCCATAAATATACCATATAAGGTATATAAAGTAAAGTCGGAAACGAGAAAAGCAATGACCAAATGCAAGAAACCAACGCCGTACGACCCAAAGCTCATCGCCGCCCAATGCGACCCGTTGACCCTGCGGTCCGGCTGCACGGCCGGCTGCTGGAAGGGCGAGAACTTCAAACAGTGCGGCAGGCCGCCGGTCGCCATCCGCCGTTGGACCCGCGACGACGGGTACGACGACTGCGAACTCCTGCCCGAGGAGGGCGTATACGGACCTGTATGCAAAGCGCATGCCAACCATGATGCCGTCCCGTTGGCCGTCGTATTGGACGCGATGACGGGAGTCGGGCGATGATGGGCGCATACGACCGGTTCATCGCCCGGTGCAAGGCGGTCGTCAGCCATCCCAGGCCGCCCGAACCGCCGATGCGGCTGCGTCTGCATGAGGCCGGGCATGCGGTCGCCGGCCACCGGTTCGGATACGTGCAGCAGGGCATCATGCTGCGCGAGGATGATACCGGCCAGACCAGCCAGCGGTACGCCACCGGCCCGGACGATGATATGTCCGTCCGGTTGCAGACGGAGATGATCATCTCGATGACCGGTTTCGCCGTGACCATGGAATATCCGGAATATAAGACCGACGCGCTCCGAATCGGCGGCGACGTGCAGATGGAGCTGGTGAACGCAGCGATCATCCACCGGATAGACCCCGCGATGGGCTCCACCGAGGAGATCATGGACGCGCTATGGGTCAGGGCGCGGCTCATGGCGAGGAACAACAGGGCGCTGGTCCAAACGGTCGCCGGCAGGCTCGACCGGTACGGCTCCTATACGGGCGAGGAAATCCAGCGGATTCTCGACGAAAGCATGAAGGAGATCGGCCGATGAGCGGATTGGAATGGCCCGCCGACCTGACCGACTTCCGGTTGCCGTCCGCATGGGATGGGCAGCGAATCGACTGGCATGGCTGGCATCCACCCATCAAAGCCTGCTGGTGCAGTGATACCAGTGGCCTTTTTTAGAGAAGCGTGGTCAGTCCGTTTTCATCGAGTTCGAAGTGATCTACATCGTAGTGTAATTGCAGTTCCAGCCAGTATTCCGGCGTTGTTCCCAGCACATAGGCGAGTTGGAAAGCAGTGGGAACGGTGATTCGTTTTTTCCCCACGACAATGTAATTGATATAAGTCTGAGGCACGTTCATGGCTTTTGCCAGCCGATACATGGTGATATCGTTCGGCCGCAAGAATTTGTCCACCAACACTTCACCGGGGAGCGGCGCATGACCGTCGTTGCTCATTGCGGGCTCCTTTCTTTCACATGTCCTGCATTCGATAATAGCAAGGGAAATCATCGGTCGAACGGATAACGGGAGGTAATACCGTTTTGCCCGCTTTCCCTTCGCTGCAGCGGAAGAAAAGCGGGCAAAACATCAGGAGAGGAAATCAGTCCTCGACATGCCATGAGGAGGCGTGCTTGGCGGAGCGTACACGCATCAGCACGCAACCCGCGCCGGCTACGGCCATGATGGCCGCAAGGGTCACGATGGTCGCAGTGTCGGAACCGGTGTCCGACAGACCATCGTTCTTGCCGTCCGCAGTGGCCTTGGCCTTATCCGCAGCCTGCTTCTTGGCTTCCGCATCCTTCTTGGCCTGGTCGGCCTTCTGCTGGGCGGCCTGCTGCTTCCTGGCTTCCTCCTCGGCCTGCTTCTTGGCTTCGGCTTCGGCCTGCTTGGCGGCGGCGAGCTCCTTGTCGGAGGCCTCCTTATCGGCCAGCTTGGCCTCGTAGTCGACCTTGGCCTGCCCGTACGCCTTGTCGGCCTCGGCCTTCGCCTTGTTCGCCTCGTCGAGCTTCGCTTGGGCGTCAGCCAGCTTCTCATTCGCCTTCTTGAGGTTCTCCTCCGCACGGTTGAGACGGTCGATGGTCTTGTTCGCCTCGTCCAGCTTCGCCTGGGCGTCGTTCTTCGCGGTTTCGGCGGCCGTAATCGCGTTCTTCGCGTTGGCGATCGCCTCGTCGGCGGCCTTGACCTTCGCGTCGGCCTCCGCGACCTTCCGGTCGGAGACGTTCTTCGCGGCAAGCGCGGCGGCCTTGGCCTGCTCGGCCTCGGCCTTGGCTTCGTTGGCCTTTGCGAGATTCCTCGACGCCTGGGCCTTGTCGGCCGTGGCCTGTCTGATCGCGTTCTCGGCGTCCGTCTTGTCCTTGGCCGCAGCGGCGGCGTTGTTCACGGCGGTGTCGATCCTGGACCGGGCGGCGGCGACCGCCTTATCTGCGGTATTGACCTTGGACTGAGCTTCAGACTGTTCGGCGGTGGCGGCATCGACTGCATCCTGGGCGGCCTTGGTCGCGTTCTGGGCGTTCGCGTACGCCTCGTTCTTCAAGGTCTGATCCTTCTTCGCGTCGAGCAGGGCCTGCGCCTTGTCGCCTTGGGCCTTGACTGCCTCATCGTAGGCCTTCCTGGCCTCGTCGGCGGCGGCCTGCAGTCGGGCGGCCTTATCGGCTGCGGCCTTGGCTTCCTCGGCGGCCTTCTGGGCGGCCTGCTGTGCCGTGGCGAGGGCGTTGGCGGCGGTTTGCGCGTCCTTGGCGGCCTGCTCGGATTTGGCGAGGGCCGTCCGGTACGTGTTGCCCGCGTTTTCGAGGCTCGTCTTCCAGTCGGTGACGTCCTTGAGGTAGGCGTCCGCGTCCATGATGCGGCCTGAGTCCATGCCGAGCGACCATGCGTTGTCCATGAACGTCTGGCTGTGGGTGTTGCCGCCCACACCGATGATGGTGCCGTTCTGACTGACGCCGAAGCCGGTGATGGTCAGGTTCGGGTTGATAAGAGTGGTGTAGTGGCCGTAGTCGCACAAGGCAATGACCTGGTCGCCGGCCTTGCAGTCCAGTTTGCCGTCCGACATGTCGGCGTTGTAGTTGTTCTTCTCCTCCGTGTACCAGCCGTCGTACGGGTCGTCGTAACCCCAAGCGAGGTTCTCGCCGGCGCCGAACTGGCCGGGATGACGATCATGGTCGTTCGCCCAGTCCACGTTCGCCATGGCCTGCGCCATCAACGTGTCGCTGATCTGCAGAGGCTTCAAACCTTCCTTGACGCGGATCTCGTTGCCTTCCTGAATCCACTTAACTGCGGCAATCAGATTGTCCAACGTGGTGGAGTCGCCCTCCGCGCCCAGATGGATGCTGTTGAGGTACTTGGTGACGCTCGGATCGGTGAGGATCTTCACGGCCTGCGCGGCGTCCTTGCGGTCGCGGAAGTAGCTGATGGCGCCCGCGGCGAGCTTCGATTGGGCGGAATCCGCGGCGTCCTTCTTCGCCGCGGCATCCGCCCTCGCCTGTTCCGCGGCCTGTCGTTTCGCGTCCGCGTTCGCGGAGGCGTCCGAGGAGGCCTTGTCGGCGTCCTTCCGCGCCTGCTCCGCGGCCTTCTGGGCCTGCCTGGCCTGTTCGGCGGCCTTGTTCGCCGCATCCAATTGGGCGGCGAGATCGCTCAGGTCCCCGTCATCCTTGGACAGCTGTTCGACCTTCCGGTCGGCCTTCTTCTTGGCGACCAGGGCGTCCGCCTCGTTCCTTCTGGCCGTGTCCAGCTTCGACTGGGCGGCCTTCACCGCCTGATCCGCCTGGCTCTTGTCGCCGGTGGCCGAAGCCTGCTGGGCCTTGGCGGCCGCAAGCTCCTGTTCGGCGGCGGTCTTGTCCGTCTTCGCCTGTTCGGCGGTCTTGTCCGCATTGGCGGCCTTGGCCTGGGCTTCCGCGATTGTCTTGTCCGCGTCGTCGGCCTTGGACTGGGCCTGTGCGGACTGCTTCGAGGCGGCGTCAACCTGCTGCTGCGCCTTGTCTGCGTCGGCCTGGTGCTGTGCGGACTGCTTGGAGGCCTCGTCCTTCGCGTTCTGCGCGGCGGCCTGCTGCCGTTGCGCGGCGGCCTGATCCGCTTGCGCCTGCTGCATGGCCTTGTTCGCGTCGGCGATTGCGTTTGAGGCCGTGTTTGCGGCCTGCTGGGCGGCGGCGATCTTGTTCGCGGTGTTGGTCGCGTCCTCGGCGGCCTGCTGCTGGGCCGTGTTGGCATTGTTGTAGTTCTGCTGCGCCTGCTGCTGGGCCGTGTTGGCGGACTGCTGCTGCGCAGCGGCGTTGTCGAGATTCTGCTTGGCCGTGTTCAGTGCGCTGGCTGCGGCGTCGGCCTTGGCCTGTGCTTCGGTCACGCCGGTCGGTGTGGCCTGCTGCATGGCCTGATTGGCTTCCTGCGTGCTCTGCTGCGCCTGCTGGACGCTCTCCTGCGCCTGGCTGATGGCTTGCCCAGTCTGATTGTCTGTAGTCGTAACCTCGTCTGCCATGGCAACTGCCGGGGCGGCAAGAGTTGCTACTGCTGCAGTGGCAGCCATCGCTGCCTTGGTGATGTTGTGCTTCATGAGAGTCGTTTCTCTTTTCTCTTGGTTGTGTCTCCGGTTTCAAGCTTATGCATCATCTGGAGACGTGGCGTATATGTTCCACCAACAAATAGTAACATAAAATATTAGTAATACAAAATATTAGCAATATTAAATGTTTTGAACCAGTGACAAGCCAATCAGGACAAGTGTTTACCCGAGACACACCGATTACGACAGACAACGAATCCAACAATCAAAACGCCAGTCGTAATGACGGCTGATATAAGAATCGCCTCCTTCGTGTCGCCCGGCGCATCGCCGGGCAGCGGGGCTTGGTCGGGCATGCTGTTGCGTTCCCCGGTGACGAGGAGGCGGAGCGTGTTGCCCTGGCCGGTGCAGGTCAGGAGCGTGACCTCGTCCCGGCCCTTCCGGATCCTCAGCGCCTTCGTGTCCGTGGGGGCAACGATCCGGATGTCGCTGACCCGGTAGGCCATGGTGTTGCCCATGACCTTGATGTAGAACGGGTCGCCCTTCTCGAGTTCGCCCAACCGGGTGAACAGGGTCGCGCCCTTCAGGTTCGAATGGCCGGTGATCACGGCGCGCGTGTTCCTGCCTCCGACGGGCAGGCTGGTGCCGGCGAGATGGCCGGCGGCGTGTTCGAGCACGTCCTGGCCGGCTCCGTGCATGATGGGCAGGTCGACGCTGAGCTTCGGGATCAGGAGCTCGCCCATCGCGTCCAACCCGTTGACGGACAGCTGGCGCCGGTATTCGTCATCGCCCTGGAAGTCGCCCTTGGTCTTGCCGTCGAACACGGGCTCCCCGATTTGGGGCTGCCCGCTCCGGTAGAGCCTCTCATTGTATTCGACGGCGCTGCGGATCGCGTCCTGGCGGCTGGATGAGGGGAACGTGGCCGCGGATTGGCTGACGCCGCGCGCCTGCCGGTCGACGGTCCGATCCCCGACCAGCTGCTGGATGCGGGGCATGCAGACGAGGATTCCCCCGATGATCAGGCAGGCGAGGGCCGCGGCCGCGTATATGCGGCCGCGGGCGAGGAGCCGGCGGGCCCGCCTGTCACGGTCCCGCCGGTCGCGGACGGCGTCCGCGATGTCCGTCCACACGTCGGGCGTGGCCATGCCCATGCTCACCTGGCATGCCTTCCGGCCGTGCCCGTGCCGCCGGCGTGGCGTCCCCTGCGCGCCGCGGCCATGCGCAGCCGGATCACGGGCATGAGCGCGCCCATGGCGAGGATCATGAACGCGAGGCCCGCGTACAGGCCGATGGTCGGCACCTGGGCGTGGCCGCCGGTGAACGGGAGCGTGGTCATGGCCGGCGCCCATTGCGCGTACACGGTGATGCTGCCCCGGTCGGGCATGCTGACCGTGCCCTTGCCGGGGCTGAGGATCGTGTCACCGTTGCCGGGCGTGGGTTTCATGGCCCAGCCGGTGAACCGGAAGCCGGGCCTTTGCACCTTGGGCTCCTTCGCGTCGGCCGGGATGGTGACCGTCGTGAACGCGTCGACGGTGAGGTCCGGGTATCCGCCGGTGCCGCCGTTCGGATTGAACTTCAGGGTGACCCGGTTGATCCTCCACTGCGCGTACAGGACGCTCGTGTTGACCGGGTTGCTCTTCGGGTCGGCGGCCAGTCTGAACCCGTTGCCCGCCGTGTACGCCCTGCCCCTGCCGTCGGCCTGCGTGTTCCAGCCGGTGAACGTGTAGCCGGGGCGGGTGAACGGGTTGGCGATGACGGTGAGCGTCTGGTCGACCACGCCGTCCGTCCTGCGGGTCTGGCTGGTGGAGCCGGTGTTCGCGTTGTAGATCAGGTGCGCCGGGTCGGCCTTCCATTGGGCCCACAGTGTCGTGGTGCCGGGAGTGAGCGTGTACCGGCCTCCGGGCTGGAGGCTCGGGTTGGTGCGCCTGTCCCTGGCCCAGCCGGTGAACGTGTAGCCGGGGCGGGTGAACCCGTTTCGGGCGATGGTCACGTCCTGGCCGGTGACGCCCGTGGTGTCGGGCGTCGAACCGGTGGCCCCCCAGTCGTCCCTGTATTGGATGCTGGCGGGGTTGGCCTGCCAGATCGCGTACAGGTCGTTGCCTGCGGGGAGCATGGTCCATTTGGCGACGCCGTTGCTGCCCTTGCCGTAGTGGTCGCCGGTGCCGTCGGCCCTGGTGTTCCATTCGACGAACTCGTATCCGTCGCGCGTGAACCCGTTGGCGCGCGTGTCGAGCACGTCGCCCGTCCTGCCGTCCTGGGATTCCGTGTTGCCGCCGGTGTTGCCGTTGCCGTGGTAGTTCAGCCTCTGCTGGTTGCCGCGCCATCGCGCGTACAGGACGCCGGTCCCGTGCAAAGTCCAGACCGCGTCCGGCGCCCATGCCTGGCCCCTGCCGTCCGGCTGCGTGTTCCACCCGGTGAACGCGTACCCGTCGCGCGTGAACCCGTTCCGGCGCACGTTGACCTTCTGGTCGGTGACCCCGTTCTGCGGGTCGGTCTTGCCGCCAGTCGCCCCGTTGCCGTCGTAGGTGAGGCTGGCCTGGCCGGGCGTCCACTGCGCGTACAGGGTGAGCGTGCCGTTCGCCGTCCACCTGGCTCCCGGCGCGTACCTGGCGCCGCTCCCGTCCGGGCTGGTGGCCCAGCCGGCGAACGTGTACCCGTCGATCGTCCAGCCGTTCTGGCCGATGGTCGGCGTGTCTCCGGTGTGGCCATCCCAGTTGGGGGTGCCCTGGCCTCCCGTGGTCTTGCCCGCGGGCGGGTTCGGATTGTAGCGGATGTGGGCCTCGTTGGCCGACCATTGGGCAACCATGGTGACAATCCCGTTCGGCTGCGTGGTCAGGTTCGTGACCCACTGGCCGTCGCCGTACGCCTGCTGGTTGTCGGCGCGCTTCCACCCGGTGAACGTGTACCCGTCGCGGACGAACCCGTTCCGGCGCAGGTTCTGGCCGATGTTGTATTGGAACGCCTGGTCCGGCGTGTTGCCGCCGGTCGCCCCGTTGCCGGTGAATCTGACGGTGTACCCGTTGCCGATCCAATGCGCGTACACGGTCACGTTGTTGGTGAGCGGCGTGTTGAAATCGTATTTGTTTCCGCCGTTCGGGGCCGTGTACCAGCCGTCGAACCGGTAGCCGGGAATCTTGCCCGTGTCGCCCGTCTGCCAGCCGCTCGTATCCGGTGCGGCCGTGTTGTAGGGCACGATCCGGCTTGCGGGCGTGCCGGGCGCATTGGATCCGGCGGGCGTGTTCACGTTGTACGACAGGGTGGGGTTGATGGCCCACAATGCGTATACGGTCTTCGCCCTGGCGGGCATGACGATCTCCGTCCTGGCGTTCGCGTCCAGCGTGTTCCGGTCCATGGTGTCGGCGACGGGCACGTCCCTGTCGTTGGAGTCCGTGTTCGCGCTCCACCCGTAGAACGTGCGGTTGGTCTTGCCGATCTGGCTGGAATCCCAGCAGTCGGAGTCCATCTTCGCGGTCGCCAGTGTGATCCTGGTGCCGGCCGGATAGTAGACCTGGCAGCCGGATACGGCGCCCGTCGTGGCGATGGTCTCCACGCGCACGGAACCGTCGGATCGGGTGATCGTCCGCTGGCTGGTCCCGTCATCCTGTCTGGCGGTCGTGTCGGTCAGCACCCTGCGGTCGTCCGCGATGGTTCCGGATTCCGGTTCGGCGCTCTTGTCGGCCGCAAGCCTGACCGTGCCATCCGTCCCGGATGCGGCGGTTTCGGTCCTGCCCGTCTCGGTGCGCGAGGGCACTTGGCCGGTTCCGCCGTTCGCCTTGTAGGTGAGGATCTGGGTGCGGGTGACGGGCATGCCGAACGTCATGCGCACGCCGTCCGCACGTCCCGCCGGGTTCCGCAGATCGTACGAGTAGGTGAACGTGGGGCCGGTCCATGTGGCGGCCAGACGGTGTCTGACCTGCTGTGCGCCGTTCAGGTTCGACTCGTCGCCCGCATCATGCTTGATGCCCGCGTACCCGTTGGTCCCGTAGGGGGCGAGCTCCGCGTCCCGGGTCTTGTAGGCGCCGTCGAACCCGGAGAGCAGCTGCACGCCCTCGAATCTCAGGTCGGGCTGCGCGTCGAAGCCGTCGAGGTCGTTGAAGCCGGTGACGCCTTTGAACGTGGAGGGCACGGGCGTGCCGTCCGCGTATGTGAAGCTGACGGTCCACTGGCAGCCGACGCGTTTCGACGTGTCGATGTTCCCCAGCGTCTTGCGGACGCTTGCTGGCGGCTGCTTGTTGTCGTAGACGACGTTGATCCAGAACAGGCCGTCTCCGACGATCTTCCCGTTCGCGTCGAACTTGTTCAGTTGGCCGATGTTGCCGCCGTTCCACTGTTTCAACGCGATGCGCGCGCTGATCCGGTGTTCCGTGCCGTTCGGATCCGTCCATGTGCCGGTGTCCGGCAGGGTGACGGATGCGCCGAGTCTGGTCGGCCAGTGGATGCTGCCGCCGGCGTCGTCCCGTGTGGTCGTCCAGTTCGCGTCGAACCTGGCGTCGGCCAGTCTGGTTCTGGTGGTGTCGAACGTGAAGTTGCGGTAGTTGGCGGGCACGTCCGTGTCCTCGAGATCATGGGAGGGGATGGTCGCCCTGGAGGCGGCCGGCTGTACCCGGCCGTTCGAGGATGCGCTGATCTTGCTGGTGTTCGTCTTGTTGCCGCCGTTGGCATCATAGGAGAGCCTGTAGGAGAGGCGGAAGCTCAGGTCGTCGATGATGCTGTCATTGGCGGATGCCGTCAGTTTCCCGTCCTTGGCGACGCCCCTGTAGGCGATCATCGTGCGGGATTGTCCGGCTGGGATGATGACCGTGCCCTCGTAGGATTCCCAGTCGTCGGAATGGTCCCACGGGTCGTGGTTGCCTTCCGTGGCGTCCGCGGAATCGGAGTGCGTGTAGGCGACGGTGCCCACGTCGCCGGTCTTGTCCCCGTACTTCTGGCCGGTCTTGGAGACCGTGGTGCGGGTCAGTTTGACCGGGGTGAGATGATCCTTGTCGGGGCCGGTGAGCAATGTCACTCCGCCCGCGTTGCCCTTGCTGCGGCCGGAGTGGCGGATGCTGAACGTGTAGGCGGCTCCCGGCGTCGTGGCGACGGTCTGGGCGACCGTACGGCCCGCGTGCACGTCGGCGGCCGTGTTCCCGTCCTTCTCGCGGTGCAGTTCCATGGCCTGGTGTCCGCCGAAGTTGTCCACGTCCCGCCATACGAACGAGGAGGTGGTCAGGCCCGGTATCTTGGTGCCCTCCTGCCCGTTCGCGTACTGGTAGTAGGAGCTGATCACGCCCTTGTCCGAGTACACGTAGATCCAGGGCAGGCCCTGCCCCTCCTTCGCGATGCTCCACTTCGGGGTGTCGAACCCGCCGTTCACGGCCAGCTCATCACCCGCGGCCCTGGAGGCGATGGCCTCCGCCTTGGCGTCCGGAGCCTTGAACGCGGCCGGCTGCGTGGAATCCGCCTTCGAATTGGAGGGCACCTTGCCCTTGTCGTTCTTCTTCAGATCATGCACCGTCAGGCCGGAAGCGGTTTTGTCAGCCGCGAGTCCGACACTGCCCGTGGTCTTGGACTTGGCGGGCTGTACGGTGTTCTCCTTGCCGTACTGATTGGATGGCACGCTGCCGGTCGCGTCCGAAGAATTCTTGTCGTAAGAGAGCTTGTACGCCTTGTCGAAGCTTAGGTCGTCGACGCAGTTGCCTTCGGCGGTGAAGTCGAGGCCCTGACCGTTGGAGTCCCTGACGCTCCTGAACGTGAAGCGGGTCGTGGTCGAGGTGGCGAGGTAGTCGCCGGTATAGGTCTCCCATCTGCCGTCCTGCGCGGTGCCGTGCGTGGTGATCGTGGTGGACTTCTCGCCGACCTTGTCGGTGCCGTTGGAAGTGGTGCGGGTTGCCTCCTGCACGGCCTCGGCTCCGGGCATGCCGATCATGACCTGCATGCTGTCGTCCTGGTCCGCGTTGCGGGACGCGTGCTTGAGGCTCCACTTGTACACGACGCCGGGCGTGGTGGCGATGTCCTGGTAGATGTACTTGCCCCGCTTGGCTGCGGCGATCTCGCCCCACACGTTGCCCGCGTTGGTCGGATACGGGGTGTGGTTGCGGCGCTGCACCTCGACGGTGTCGGCACCGGCGGTGTCGTCGTTGGATCTCCAGCCGAACTTGCCGGAATCCCAGTTGTCGAGCTTGCTGTGCAGCGGGTTGCCGATGATGCCGGTCTTCGCGCTGATTATGGCGAGGTAGGTTGTGTCGTGCCGGCCGTAGACCCTCTGGTTCTCGTTGATGATCTCGTTGCCGCGATAATCGAACGTGCCGTTCACCAGATGGTCCGGCAGGCCGTTGGCGGCGTATTCCGCCACATCGTCATCCGCCGCGAGACGCACGCTGCCATTGGTCTTCGACTTGGCCTGCTTGACGGCGCCGGCGGTTTCGTTGGACGGGATGGAACCGGCCGCGTCGTCCGCCACCGTCTTCACCTTGCCGTCGGTCTCGGACGCCTTGCCCTCGGTCCTGGAACTGATTTGGCTGGCCTTCGCCTTCGTGCCGCCGTTCGAGTCGTAGCTCAGCCTGTACGCGATCTTGAACGTCAGGTTGTCGATCAGGTTGCCCATGTCGGGTTTCGCTTCATTCAGCGATCTGAACGTGAACGTGCTGACAGGCGTGTTCGCCGGGATCGTGACCTTGCCCTCGTAGGTCGCCCACTGACCGTCATGACGGTAATGATCCGTGTTGGTCGCGTGGGTGACGATGTCCGTACCCGTCCAACCGGTCTTGTCCCCGGCCTTGTTGCCGCCGATTCGGGTCATGGTCACGGGCTTGCCGTTGACCAGCGCCTGCATCCCGTCGGCATGCTCGGAACTCAGTGCCGCATGGTCGAAACGCACCGTGTACACGGCGTCCGTGCTGTTCCGCGTGTCGATCTTCTGATAGATGCTTTTGCCGATTTCGCTGCCGACGATCTCCGCGTACGTATTGCCCGTGCCGTTGTCCCGCTGCAATTCGACGCTGTTTGCATGGTCGGTGACGAAGCCTTGGGGTTTCCCGCCTTTCTGGTCGGAGATCCACCCGAATTCGGAGGCGTCGAAACCGTTCCATTTCACCCATGCGGCGTTCCCGTCCGTGACATACGCGTTGCGGATGTACTGCCCGTTGACCGGGTCGACGCTTGTGAACCTGCCTCCTGAGGTGTTCAGCTTGGGGCTGATGGCGTTCCAGCCGCCCGCGGGCAGGTAGTCGAATCCGCCGTTGACGAGCTCCCTTGGATACGTCGTGGCGGTCGATGCCGCCGGTCTCGTGATGGTCTTGCCGATGTCGGGCATGCGGATCTCGTCCGCGTTCGCGGTGCCCGCCGTCAGGAGCCCGCCGCCCCCCAGGGTGGCCGCCGACAGCAGTCCGGCGACCATCCGTTTCAACCATGTACGCATTGTTTTCCTTCCCTCATCCTCATCGTGCCGTACGCCGAAGGAATGGGCTCGAGCCGGCGGGAAACCCCTCGTCGCCGGCCAAAAAAAGAATCATCGAACGGAAAAGCCGGTGGGGTGGGGGGGAGAACGCGTCCCCGCCCCACCGGCGGTCCCGACCCGCAGTCGGGCCGGGACGTGTGTCAGACGGCCGGATTGCCGCCGTCGTGCGTGAGCATCAGCGCGTCGCGGCGGTTGCGCGCGCCGCGCACGGCCATGGTGCCGCCGATCGCGAACAGGGGCATGGCGCAGGCCAGCCAGAACGCGAACGCGAGCACGCCGCCCGTCTGCGGCAGTTGGGTCAGGTTCGCGACGTTCTTCACCTGCACGGTGTTGTTGTCCAGCCTGCTGGTCAGGTTCGGCACGGTGCCGGTCCCCCTGTACTGGATGCTGGTGCCCGCGTCGTCGATGGTGACGGTGAACGTCGGTTTCGCGTAGCTGGCGTAGCCGGCCGGCTCCCTGGTTTCGACGACCGTGTACGTGCCGTAGCCGAGGCCCTTGAACCGGATGAGGCCCCTCTGGCCCGCGTCGTCCCTGTTGTCGACCGTGCCGTCATGGTTCGTGTCGCCGGTCACGAACACGGTGGCGGAACCCTGGTTGGCCGCATCCGACCATTTGCCGGTGTTCCAGTCGAGATTCATCCACTTGCCGTCACGCTGGATCTGGAACTGGGCGCCGTCGAGCAGCGTGTTCACGTTGCCCGCGTCCACCTTCCGCAAGGTGAAGTCGTACGCCTTGATGTCGACCTTGTCCTGGTCGGTGATGGTGGTGAACCGGACGCCGTCGGTGAACGTGCCGTACGTGTGGACGGTGTTGTTCGCCGGGTCGGTGATGCTCGCCTTGTCGACGGTCATTTTGTAGGTGATGACGATCGTCCTGTTGGAGTATTTGTCGAGAAGGTTCCTGCCGTCGATGCCCCAGCCGCCCTGCGGGATGGCGAGATCCGGGTCGGCGGGCCTGTTGTCCGCGGTCTTCAAAGCCAGGTCGCCGGGGATGCTTTTCGCGTTGTTCTGCGTGGTCCCGTCGTAGATGACCGCGTCGGCCGTGATGTCGGTCCGCGGCGCGTTCTTCAGGCGGACGCTCAGCGAGCCCTTCACGTACGTCTGGCCCTTCGGCTGGTCGATGAGCTTGAACTTGACGGCGGAGGCGGCCTGCTTGTTCGGCACGGTCACCTCGACCGTGTTGGTGACGGTGTCGCCGACGGTCACGCCGACCGGGTCGTTGGTGGTGCCGTCCTTGCCCACCGTCGCGCCGTTGCGCTGCACCTGGACCTTCTTGTCGGCCCTCATGCTCTTCGACTTGACGACCGCGGTGCCCAGGGTCCGCCACTGCGGGTCCTTCGCGTCGTTCTTCATGATGTTCGCGTTGCCGGATTTCGTGCCGATCATGATCGGGTTGCCCGCGCTGTCCGTGATGTAGTAGAGGCCTTCGGCGGGCACGTTGATCGTCAGCGTGGACTGGGTGGTCGTCAGGTTCGCGCCGCCCTGGATGGCGGCCGGCTTCCTCGGGGACTGGGACAGGGCCTTGCTGATGTTGCGCAACTGCCTGGTCTGGGAGTCCATCTTGATGTTGGCGATGTTGCCCGCGTCATCGTAGCCGTACACCTTGGCGATGTCGTCGTACGTGCCCGGATCGTATGCGTTGGCGATGCTGATCGCGTCGGCCGCCCACGCGTTGCTTGCCGCGGTGCCGCGCACGCCGAGACTGGAAATCTGCGTGCCGTTCAGGATCTGGTCGGTGTACGTGCCGATCTGGTACACGTTGAACGTGTGGCCGGCCAGCGAATTGCCGTCGGCCCCGTTCAGGGTGATGGTCGCGCCCGCCGCCATAGCAGAGGGGGCTACGGCCAATCCTGCGAGCAGCATGGCCGCCGCGCAAATCGATGCCGTGACTCCAAGATTCTTACGTCGCATTGTTCTTCCTTGTCTCCTATTGATTTTTTTGTATGGGAAATTGTCTGATTGGAATTCCATGCCAATTCCGGCTATCGGCTTTATTCTACATATAACGTTCCGTGAATTATGAAATTATTTCCGTGATTATTGAAAATAAGAAAAGGCTTTCAGATATTCGCTGAACATCCGAAAGCCTTTGTGTTTTTTTGGTGCTCCCGCGATAGAGACGCTTTGCAGGAGAGTTCCCCACGGGAGCACCAAGCCTTGAAAAAGTGGGGGCGAAGCTTTTCATCGCCCCATAAGTCACTCGGACTTCGATGCCTCGTCCGGCTGAGTGCCGGTCGGATCCTCGGGGCTTTCGCCGTCATCACTGGACTTTGGCTTACGCACGGTGGCGAAGATTCCGATTGCACCGCCGAGGACGATGAGGATGCCGACAATCCAGGAGAGTACACTGGCTCCGACACCGGTCTCAGCCAAGCCCATGGCGCTGTTGCCGTCGCCGCCGAGCAGCTTCTTGGTGACATGCACCTTATAGACGGCTTTCTCCAATCCGTCTCCACTGGTTACGGTGATGACCGCGTCGGGCCCGTTCTTCTCGGTGCTGACGGACATGCCGGTGGTCTTGTCGTACTGGGGGCTGATCATCCATTCGTTCGGGTCGTTCACTGCAGCCGTGTATTCACGTTTGTCTGGGTCAAAACCGTTGACGGAGGTGCCGTCAACGAGGATGCCGGTCAGTTGCGCCAAATGGGTGGGTTGGGTGATGTAGGTGACCTTGTACGTATGCTGGGCGAATGCGTAGCCGTCTTGGGCGAGCACATTGACCGTGTACGTATAGGTCATGCCCTCGTGAGAGACGGTGACGGTGGCGGATTGACCGTTCTTCGGCTCGTAGGCGAATGCGCCGCCTTCCGGAATCTCATAAGTGTCCTTGTCCACCTTGACATACTTGCCATCCTTGCCGACGTATCCGTGGGATGTGAGATCCGTGTCCTGCGGAGTCTTCACATCCTCGGATGGATCCTGCTTCGCTGGATCGTTCGGTTTGAACTCGGTCACTGCGGTTTTGACTGGACGTGTGACGGTGAGCGAATATGTGCGGCTCACGCCCGAAGCGGTATCGGTGACGATCCATTCCTGTTTCGTGGATTGGGCGTTCTGTGTAACGTTGCCGCCTTTGATTGTCACGCCTTCCGGCGCTTCAGGCAAGACATATGGGCTGGGGTCCTTCTCACCCAAGGCGAGCACATAGTCGAGACGGTTCGGGTTCCAGTTGTCAATGAGCTGGCCCTTCGTGTTCTCGCCTGTGCGATTCACGTAGATTCCGGACAGTTTCGCCGGTGAATCCGCTTGGATGTCGGAGGTTTGGAATTTCACGTTCACCTTGTATTCGACACCGTTGACGGTGACTTTCAACACTCGGGATGCACCCTCGCCTAGGGCGATGGTCGGAGTCCCGGCCTCGGAGTCCACGCCGCGGGTGAGTCCGAGCGTGTAGCTGTCACCGGTCGCACTGGCAGGAAGGGTGAGCGTGTATTCATGCACGTCCGGACTGAATTTCTGATCGAAATCCTTGGTGCCGTCATAGACGGTGGTTTGGCCTTTGGCATCGGTACGGGTGACGGTCAAACCAGTGAAGCTCTTATCCTGGGCACGGTCGGCGGTGGCGATGATATGGAAGGGAACTTCCATGGTCTTGCCGCTACCGGGGTCGGTGACCTTCACTGTGCCGTCGGCTGTTCCGACACGACGTACGAATTTGCTGGTGGCCCCGTCCACGGTCTTGTCTTCGACGGTGACATCGGGCTTGCCGTTCTCGTCTTTCGCCCAATTGATATCGGCAGTGGCGACATCCTTCTCTCCGTCGGTCAGAACGATTTGCTTGGAATCGTCCGTGGGCTCGTTGTCCGGACCGAGGTTAAGGGTCGAGACTTTCGTATAATACGTTTTCCCGTTGGTCCCCTTGAGCAGGTTCCTGCGGCTGCCTTTGATGGTCAGCGCCGTGCCACCAGTGTATGCGAAGGTTCTCTCCGCATGGAAGGCCGGGGTTGGCGTCTTGGGGTCGGCGGCCTTGTCATAGGTGACGCTGCCTTCCACGTCCACTTGTCCGAGCTTGGAGGAGGGGTCGGCCTTGCTGACCGTGATGGAGCCGGGCATGTCGAACTTGCTGGATCCGTCGACGGTGATCTTGTCCTGCGGGTAGGAGCTGCCCTTGTCGAGGGTCACTTGTTCGACGCCTTTATTGTCAAGCGTGAACGTGTAGTCTTTCCCATCGACCGTGGTGTTCCAGACGTGGGAGCGTACCGCTCGCTTGGTGAACTGAACAACCCACGTCTTGTCGATTCCTGCGCCGACGTTGGTCAGATTGATGGTGTCCTGTGAGGTGCCCTGACGGTACAGCGTGTAGGTTCCATTGCTGGTGTCCGTCGAGAGGTCGCCCCAGTCGAAGCCGAGAACCTTGTCGTTGAATTTGAAGGTGTCGGTCGGATTGTTGTCGTCAGGCAGCTTGGTGGTTCCCAGATTGATGGGTTCACCTTCGGTGATGTCCTTGCCGGCATATTGGACTGGTTGTCCGAATTTCTGCGAGTATTTGCCGATGTTGACGGTGAATGTCGGTGATACCGCCGTGGCCCTGCCCGTGTAGGTTGCGGAACCGGATTTCTTCACCACGCCGACCACGCTCGTGTCGTCCGGCGCGTCGTTCCTTTGCAGATTCAAGGTGGCGACCTGCTTGGCGTCCTGGTCGAGCACGACGAGCTTGCTGGCCGGCATCTGGTCGATGGAGTCCACGTTTGCGGAGTAATTGCCGTCAGCGTCTTTTGTGAAGGAGACTTGCTCTCCGGCTACCGTCGCCGTGTATTCGATTCCCGTGTCCGGTGTGGTCTGGTTGTCGCTGCCGGTGCTTCCTCCGGCTGTTGGCTCGTCGGCCAATGCGGTGATGGCGGTGGCGCCTGCCATGCCGAACGTGAGCGCCGCTACGGTTGCGGCGGTGCCGGCTTTGCGCAATCCGGCATGCTTGCTTGTGGACATATCGAGTTTTTCTCCTTTTCGAGGTTTTCTCAAACACAGCCCACTGTAGCCGATGATTTCGCAATTAACGCCGGTTTTTTATCTAAATACATTTTTTTTGAATGATGAAGCCGCTCGTTTCGACAAGCGGCTTCATCAGGTTCGAACGGCACTCACCGCCAACCCGTGATTTCGGAATACGCCTAGCGTTCTTCGGAATCAGCGTCCCACCCGAGAAGCTTCAACGCATCCACAGCATGATCCGCGGCGCATTCCAGATCCTTGAATGTCTTGCGAACCAATTCATTGACCTGCGGATCAGCGAAATACTTTGAGTCGAGAATGATGCGAGCCAGTTCGGCACTGTTCACGGTGTTGTCGTGAACCAATCCCAGCAGGTCACGCTTCTGGGTTTCGCCCAACGGCTCATCGGCCACGGACAGGGGAATCTCCTCCCCCAGTTCGCTGTCATCGATGGACTCGTATGCGAAGCCGGCCGGCGGCTCCGGCAGTTCCGTATGGATGCTGTTCTGATTTTCAATGGTGGTATCGGCCATTTTTTTCTCCAATCATGATTCCGCGCAATGGCGGAACGGTTTTTTCTATTTGCGGTTGTTGGTGAAGAGCTCTTCGGGACTATGAACGGCTGCCGCCAATGAGGCCGGCCGGGCGGAATCAGGTTGTCGCGGTGACCGTTTCGACGGCAAGGCTTTGTTTTCCGTATGAGGGCGTGCGGCGATCATGGGCTTCTCGGACAATTCCAACGCTTTGGCTATCGCCTGTTGAGGGGTGCGTCCGTTGCGCAACGCCTTGAATAGGGTCCGGCGGAACTGCCATGCGGCGTCCGGGTCGTCGATACGGTTTGTTTCCAACAGTTTGGTGACTTCGGCTTCGGTGGGCAGTCCGGCACGATGGTGTCGGCTGACGATACGGTTCACGTCGCCGGCCATCATCCACCGTCCGTTTTCCGGCGGGTTCGCGTAATACTCGTTGACGGCGGCGATGGCCATGGGCAGCGTCACGTACGGTTTGATCTCGTCGCAGAAGCACGTGACCTGTAGCTCGTTGACCTGCGCGAACCCGTGGTGCGTCATGATGCGCGTCAACACCAGCAGTGCTTCGTCTCTGCTCATAGTTCAGCCTCCAAAGGTATTTCTGGTTTCCCGTACTTGGCTTCATGCTCGAGCCGCTGCGCGTGCGCTTCCCTGATACGCCGCTCGTACTCCTCGTAGTTCGCCTGCATCTTGCTGACGGGGCGCAGCTTCTCCGGGTTCAACGCGACGTTGTTGGGGTCGCGTCCGTTCTGGATGCTGAGAATGTCTTTCTCGACCCAACGCTTGTAGGTCGCGTCCCAATCGCTGCACCGGTAGTCGGGGTGCTCCTGCGTGTAGTAGGCGACGAACAGTTCGGTCTCGCGCATCACCTTGATGCCATTGCGAGCTACCCATCTGAGCATGTCGGGCGATGGCTTCCAATCCGGTGTCAATGTGGTGCCGGTCTTGCGGGAGGGCTTCTTTTCTTTTTTCGGAACTTTTCTTTTCTTCGAAGAAGCCGTTGAAGTCTTATCCTCATTCGGAGTCGAATCCTCAACCACGTTGTCAATGGTCACGACATCGAAAACATCATTCTCGTTTTCCAGCTCTGAGGCGGACTTGTCCGCCGATTTTTCCGTTTTTACCGATTCTGGATTTTGAGGGGATAGAGAGGAGTAGATATCCTCTGTTCCTCTGTTCCTCTGTTCCTCTGTTCCCCTGTTCCGGGCGTGGAAATCTCGCGGGAGTCTCGCGACACTCTCGCGACAGTCTCGCGAATCTAGGTCGGAACCGTTGGAATCATTGGGGTTTGACATCTTGTGAGACGGATACCTCGGCTTGCCTGGTTTGTCGATTCTCTGATGCCTTGACCATGTCGCAATCTCCAGATAAGGAGTGTTATCGACCTCGTAGCGATATATCAATCCAGCTTCAGAAAGACTCGCGAGGGCTCGCGACACTCTCGCGACAGTCTCGCGAGGGTCTTTTATGAGATCAGACGCGAACAGGTCGCCGATGATGTCGTAGTCGATGTCCTTACCTACCCCGTTATCGTCCACGTAACTCCATAGGCCGATGAAAACCAGTCTCGTGTCCCAATCGAGCTTTGCTATATCTCGACTGCGCCAGAACTCCGGCTTGATGCTCCTGATGCGCATGGTTCTCTTTTCTTCTGACGTTACCGTTCGTTTACAGCCGGCTTGATGTTGAATTCCTTCGCGGTGATTTCGCTGATTGTGTAACCGGTGGCCTCGCCATACAGCTCGATGTCGCCGAGCTTCCAGTCGCTTTTCCCGTCTTTTCGATCTCGGACATACCGTTCCGACTTTCCGATGATTTCTGCGATCTTATAGTTGGAGTGCCTGTTGACCCCGGCTATTGCGTTTATACGGTCGCGGATTACGAGTCCAGTCTTTGAGGCTTTATCGCTTGTATTTGACACGTTTTCTCCGTTTTCTTTTTCCATCTAGTGCGTGTTCCTCGTCGCACTGACTGTTATAACGTATGCGACGAGGAACACGCAAATCGTGCTGGCGTGTCGAATAGTAGGAGGCATTGAACGCATACCGTTGTACAATTGATATATGGTCACAAAGATTGAGGTATGCGAATTCGCCCGACGTATCAACATCGGCGTAAAGGCTCAGATGGGCATACGCCAGCTATCCAATCGCGCCTTGGGAAAACTAATCGGACGCAGCGAACGATACATACGGGATCGCGTCAAGGATGAGCAGGAATGGCGAATCGGAGACCTGCAGCTTATGTGCAAGCTATGGAACATGACTTTTGGGCAACTGACCTCATATGTCGATCTTGCCGATCCGCAAAAAATCACAGGGGAATCCCCCGATCAAATCGACCCTGACAGCGTCACCATCCGACAATTCGTCGCCATAATGGATGGTGGCAAAGTCGTACAGGTACTGAACGGCATGCCATCGCTCACCAGCTCGGATTACGAAGACACGGTTTCAGACACCGTTCCTCAAGGGCAGCATATGGCAAAATCGAAACCCCTCACCGATGAGGACCGTAAACGTATCGTCCTGGAGAAGCTACGCAGGGGCGACATGTCGTTGGCGGCGCACAAGGATCCCTACAAGCGTGAGGAGATGAACGGCGGTGACGGCCGCTAGTGGTAAAGACTGTCAGCTCCGCGCTTAATGCTCTTACCGGTTTTGATACAGTATCCTCTTCTCGAACCGATTCGATAGGAGGATTTGGAATCGTGCTGACGGCCGCAAGTTACGACCGCCAAATGCCAGTGTCTCGTGACATGACCTATGAGCAGATGCTTGACACCGTGGACGGGCAGCAGGTGCATGTCATCGAAGCGTCCTTGGATGACAAGACCTCGGGCATCTACTGTGAGGCGGTGCAGACCATCGTCATAGACGAGCGTATGACCGACGTGCAGAAACGCTGCTCCCTCGTTCACGAGCTGTTCCATTGGCTTCACGCTGACGACTCCCACGCCGAATACGGGAAGACCCATGCGGAATGGCGTGTACGTCGGGAGACCGCCATGTTCCTGATCAACCCGGCGGACTACGTGCGTGCCGAACGCGAATACGATGGCGAGATTTACCAGATGGCCTGCGAACTGGATGTCACCGTTTTTGTGTTGGAGGATTATCGACGCATACTGGAATACAAAACCGCCGTTCGAACAGATTAGAAGAAGGAACGAACATGTTAGCGCAACAGAATACCGGGCATCTGGACCCGTTCTTCATGAGTTTGAACGTCATTGGATTCCTGGCGATAATCATCACGCTCGCCATCGTGGGTATCGGCTCCCTCTTCAAGGATCGTTCGCACCGTATCGGCTGTCTCGCCATCGGTATTCCCGGAGCCGTGATAGCCGCACTGGGCATTAATTACGCCGTCAACCCGTTCACCGGGACAAGCGTCACCACTGCCACCGGCGCCATCGCCTTCATCCAGCTGCTCATCGGAATTTTCGTAGCATATATCGGCATCTTGATCATGAAAGGCGCCCTGACCGACCAGGAGGAAAAGACTCCGGCGAAAACGTCCCATGTGATAATAGATACGAAAACCGAACTGGATAATGTCGGACGAAAATACAATCTGATCGCCGCCATGAAAGGCGAACCGGAGTGTGAAGGCTGGTATCTTGTCGACCATGACAACGGTGGAGACCCCGACCCGTTGTTGGAAGCCATCCAAAGCGTTGATCTGGAACATGAGCGCGAATGCGGGTACCTGTATGGTGACCCCGGTTCCGGTTTGGACTCCTCCTCGTTCGACGATACGGCAGTGCAATCAGGGCAGCGCGGCGAAAGCAATCTTGCCAAGATCATCTCCTATTCGAAACTCGAGGTGATCAGCTTCTGGTCGCTCTACGGTTTGAACGAGGAGCGCAAGCCCATCAATGCGGATATCGACTGCGTGCTGGTCGGCATCGATTCGCAGCAGCAGGTGCATGCCTGGTTCGTGGATGCGAAGAACTACAAGGGCGGCGCCGACACCAAGTATGTGAACATGGACGTGAAGACTCTGGTCCGGTTCAGCATCAGCCAACGCGCCCTCATCAAAGGCGCGGGCGGCAAACCATATATTCACCTAACCAAGAACATGGCGATGCAGAAAGCCAACTGGCAGTCCACGTTGACCAGCTACCATATTCAAGCCGAATGGCTCATCTGCATGACCCCGGCCGGACACAACGGCACACCCGACGTAAGCGAAGCCACATGGCCCGGCGGCATACGGGTTGTCACGCCAGAACAATTGGTGGCCGAAATCCGCGCCATAGACCTGCTGCCGATCGACAACATTCCACAGAACGTGTTCGAAGTGTTCGGAAGCTCGGTCAAGATGCGTGCCATCCGCGAACACAAGAACGTCCCTCTGACCCCGGACGTGCCACGTATTACACAGAAGACGGCCACGCCGACGGCAACCGTTGCGGAGACGGCGCCTCAACCGGCACCGGCCTCCCCGGCAACGGTGGCACCCAATGCGAATACGATGCAACAGCCGGATGAACCGGAGCCGGCAGCACGACCGAACTATTGTCCCAACTGCGGGCAGAAACTCGAGGAGACGACGAACTTCTGCCCCAACTGCGGCAAACCGGTTGCCTGAATCAGGCGGTCAGGCGGGGCATCATACCGCGAACCTCAAGAGAACCCATGCCCACATGCTCAGCAGCATCGCGTCCCGAATCGTAGCCCATTGCGTCGATGCGGCGTTTGCGTGGGATGAACGAGCCGATGTTCATCCCGCTCATGTATTCATTGACAGCATTCTTGGCTGTAGTAACCAGCTCGCTACCGGTCGTTGTGGAGTTAAGCTCGTCTTCTAGCTCTGCAAAACGTTCCTTGAGACGCTGCTGGAACCCAGAGTAGAAGCCGTTACGGAAACCAGCAACGGGGATGCCTTTGAGGAACATATTGAACGTCGGCTTGTCATCGGCCATGTCCAGCATGTCGTTCTGTTCGAGGATGTCCAGCGCCTTCCGCCGGCGGGCCTTGCGCCAATGAGAGGCACGGTACAGTTCCATCGACTGCCAGAGGAGAATCGTTTTCTCGATATCTTTTTCGGTGCCAACGAACGCGATGCCTAGAATTGTGTTCACACTGTTGCAGTGACAGTAGATTTCGCATTGGTTGGCTCGCGCCACGATGCGGGCAAGATCGGCCTTGTCGTTGTTGTTTGGTGTGTATTTGATCCAAATGGTCTTGCTGATGATGTGCAGGGACTGCTTGTCCTTGTTGCGCAACTGACACTGCTCCGCACTGTGCTTGTGCATCAGGCGTTGCGCCTGCTCGTATGCGAGTGTCGCCTCGTTTTCGCTGGCGCCTTTGTCTTCCGCGAGGGCGAGCAACTGTTGGATGCGTTCGATGATTTTGTCGTTGTCGGTCATGGTGTTCTCCTCTTTCAATTATTTAATGTGGACATATCCAGTATAGCATATTAATTCTTTGGAGCAACACGACGAATCAGCAATCGCACGTACCGGCTCTCACCATTCACAGAAAAACCAGCCTTTTCCCCGCGAACGTATTTACTCAAACCGACAATCTCGAACTCGGTCGGATCAAGCTTGTCCAGGAACGAAATCGGGACACCTATCACGCCAGGATAATCGATGGGAACATCAATGCTCTTGTCAACATTGATCGCGTCGAACCCGTCATATTTTGGATATGAGGCTTCGTTGCCTGCATATGTTTTGGTTAGTTCCAGTTGTTCGAAGAACGGGATATCGGCGTTCAGATTCGTGAACCATCGGATGCCGGTGACTTTGATGTATTTCCTGCCGTCTTCCGTTATGCCGCAGGAATCGGCTTCCAACGGGTAATCATCTGGTACATGGAACGCACGCCCCCCCCCGTGAACGCTGACGCCGAAGTGGATGAGGTTCTTCTGGATTAGCGGGAACACGTTCCGATAGGTCACCGCGTTCAAGGTGCCCACGATTATAAACTTCGAAGAATGCTTGACAAGCTGGTCAACGTAATCCCGGAAAAGGGAGAACGGCGGGTTGGAGCATACAACATCGGCTTCCTGCAGCAGGTTCTCGCATTCGACTGACCGGAAGTCGCCGTCCTCTTCGAGTTCCTTGATCTTGGGTGGCTGATCGGGAACGGCCCATGTGTACAGTTTCCCGTGTTCGCCCAAGAGTCCGCCGTCCATTGTGTGGCTGACGCTGATTAGTTTCTCCAGCTGTAGTCTCCGAGTTTGCGAGGAACCATGCGACGAATGCGCTCCAGTCGCCGTCATTGCAATTGCAGAGAATCGTCTTCCCCGATAGCGAATCGGTGTAGTGGGATAGTTCCTTTTCGACCATGTCCTCTGTGGTATAGAAACTGTCGGCCTTGTTCTTCTGGGCTTTCACCAGGTCGGCGGTGGAGCGCATACGCTATCTCTCTCCTGTTCTCATAATCACGACCATGCTGGGGAATGGCGCCGCTTCACCGGCCTGCCCATCCACCTCGTACTTCAAACGGCCGGGCAAAAACCGGACTTCCGCACGATGCAGGATATAGTTCTGGAACCAACGGGTATCAGTGCGTGCGGGAACCAACAGGACCACAAGCGTATCCGGCTTGCTGGCTTCCTGTGAGGCTTTGCGAATCCAATCGCCGATGTTCCGACCGTAGGGAGGATTGCAGAAAACCGTCTCTCCCCCCCATGAATGCTCGAGACCGCTATTTTCAGCCGTGTAGTGATGTTCGCACTTCGCGTTCTGGTCGTTTGAGGCGGCATCGAGAGTGAAGTGGAACTCCTTGTCCAACTGGTCGAACAAGGCTTGAGGTGTTTCCCAATCGTCTTTGTTCGAGGTCATGGCGGCTGCGCCCGCCTTGTAGAAATTGCTCAACGTTTTCCTTCCTGTAGTATTGCTGGCTTCTTCTCCAACTTGCCTGTCTCGAATGCTTCCGATGCTTCTTTCTGGCTGGGGAACGAGTATCGGGTTCTGGTTTTGCAATAAGGACAGCCAACCCGCCACCATGTCTTCGTGTGCGTGATTGGACTGATGGCTTTCCGGTATTCGCCTTTCATTCCGCAGTTGGGGCATAGTAGCGTCGTGTCGAACACGTCAACGTATTTGCTGCCCATGCGATCCAATGCGCGTTGCATGGCCAACGTGTCCACGAGCTTCGGGTCGAAGCCGAGCCTTTTGACTTGTTCCGCGCTCCAATGTGCTAGGTATCGGAGGATTTGCTGTTCGATGCCGTATCGCGAGTATTGGTAACGTTTGCCGGTTTTCAGTTCGATGAAATCATCTTCGTGGGCGAAGTCTCCGGCGCAGAACCGTTCGACGGCTTCCTCTCTGCTTTCGCTGGGGAAAACGTTGCAGGCGATGCATCGTTGGTTCGAACAGGAGCAGAAGTACGGGTGGCACCAGAAGCCGTCCATTTGTCCGTCGTGTTCGCCTCCGTGCATGAATCCGATGGGGAGAAACGTGTCGCAGTCATGTGGTTCCGCATGTCCTGTCGTGCAGAGTGGGCATGGATACTGTTCTCGGAGTATCTTCGCCTCGGCTTGCCTCATACTTCGTTCCGCTGAATCCACTGCATCCTGTTCCGCTCGTTTCTTGGCGATGGGAGCATTGATCTGTCGGACGATGTCAACGGGCAGTCCGGTCTGCTTGGCAACGGAATCCACTGTGGAACGACGCGACTGCAACAGGTCGGCTGCCCGTTCGGCTCGACTGTGATATCGGGTCATTTTTTTTAGTCAGGATCTTTTGCAAGACAGGCAGCGACGGCGATGATTGCCGTCATAATGAGTCCGAGGATGATGAGGAGTGGTGTTCTTACTGGATGCTTCATGGTTTTTTCCCTTTCTGTTTTCCGCTAGTTGTTTTCGAGAATGATTTGCGTACCGCTGAGGAATGCGAGCCGGTCGGCTTCGCGTATTTTCTTCGGATCGTTGACTTCCTTTAGGAACTGTTCCCTGAAATGCCGGTATTCCACCTCGGACTCCACACTGGGATCCTTTGATTTGCGTACCGTTTTCCGTTTCGGCGTGGGATGGCCTTTTCTGGAATCCTGCCGTTCGCGACGACGCTTGTCCGCTTCTACGGCACGGCTGATCTGTTTGGCGCAGGAGATGACGGTTTTCTGTTCTCCGGCCAAGTGGGCGGCTACGGCTTTCCGACGTATTTGCCCTATCTGCCGGCAGGCTGTGGCGGTCAACCCGTCCAATAGTGTGGTTTCGTCCAGGTACAGGATTCCGCCGAGCATGGTGAACGGTTCGATGCTGTCATTGTTCGCCATGCTCGTTCTCCGTCGTATCGGTGGATTGTCCTTGATAGGAGGCTTCCACTTGTTCACACCATTGGAGCATGGTCGTATCCAAGGAAATGAAACCACTGGGCACGAAACTGCCTTCCATGTATCCGTCGATAATCTGTTCGGCCAGTTGCAGGTCGTAGAGTTTGATTTCGCTGATCAACCGGTTTTTACGGAAGAACGCGAGGCGATGCTGCGCGTATTCGAGGTTCATACCGCTGAACGCCCAACCGTCCATGCCGTCAGGCGAATAGGTGATGGAGTGTTCGGTTTCGGAAACCTGCTTCCATTCGTGTTTTTCCGCGATCTGTTTCAAAGAATCGACATACTGCTTCATAATTTTTTCCCTGTGACGTTGTATCAGTGTTCGGCTGCCGCGGTTATCGCTTCAAGCAGAAGTTCCTTACCGGCTTTGCAGCCTTGGATGTATGCGCGTGACGGTTCCGTGCGCGTATGCATGCCGGTCTTGTGTTCGAGTTTGATTTCCATGCCGATTCGTTCGGTGGCTTCGGATTTGACCCGTTCCAACAGTTGCCGGTCGTGGTCGGCAATCCATTCGTCGAACAATCGGCTGGGGCCTGCCAGTTGCGGGTTGGCTGTGAGCGAATACTGCTCCTCCACCCCGTTCTTGAAGAACGTTTTGGCTTCCTCGTCGGTCAACGGATGTGAGTATTCCACTCTGTTTCCTTCTTCTGCTGCTGGTTGATGAGATGAATTGTTTTGATGCCGTTCAATCCGATGTGGGCTGGACTGTCCGCCGGCCAGTTCCAGTACACGTGGTCGAGAATCACGGGAATCAGGGAACCGTCGGTGATGCGTGCGGTGATAGTCCGCTCCCACCATGAGCCCCTATCGTGTTCGATGACCTGCACCGGTGCGGTGACGATACGATTCCGCAACTGTCTTGGTGCTGTTTCGTCGAACGTCACCTCGGCCAGTTTGTTACCGTATTTTTCGCGGACTTTGGCGATTTCTTTATCGAGTAGTGGCTTATGTTCTCTCGCATATACACCACGGCCGTTCTTATCGGACAGCCCATTTTTCCTCGTGGCTGGATTCCAATATGTCTCCATGCCTATCTGTTGTCCCTTTTGCTGGCAAACACATGCAAGTCGTATATGTTCTTGTTGACGCTATGCACAGAACCGTCCGGCCAGACTCCCAGCACGTAATCCGTGTCATAGTCCAATCCGCGGATGCTGAGATTGCTCATGCCGTTGTATTGGAGCGTTCCGGCTTTCGTTTCGCCTTTCCAGGTGAAGATGACGGCGCATCCCTCCAGCTCATGGCAGTTGCGGCCGATGTAGTCGGTAATCTCCACGAGTTGCCGCTCGTCTTCGGCTTTGAACCGGTCGTAGGCATCATGCAGGCTGGTTTGAATATCCCGGTAGATGCATGCGCATTGGCCGACCAGATCATCTTCGTCCGGTTCCTCCAGATGGAAGATGGAGCGTATGCGCCTCGCCATCATGACGGCTGCGGCATGCTCCTCCTCTTGACTGGGTTGACGGTAGGCGTGGGAGCAATAGCCTTTGATGAACGCTTGCCCCGGCTTCTCGCTGCTGAGAGCAGTATCCGTCAAAGCGTTCAATGCTTCCTGTTGCAAGTTGATTTTCTCAACCAATGTCAGACTTCTTCCTTGACATAGACGGACGGATGCGATTCCAAGTGGATTACCGCGAATTCCAATGCCAAATCTGGGTGACGGCGTAGATAGGATTGCACCGCTTCTACACCTTCTACGATGCAGGCGGCCTCTCCACGGCGTGCGTCACGCCGTCCCCTCTGATTGGCTATGCCGGATGCGTATTCGTGAAGCCGATCCAACATGTCAGCATCAACGGTTGCCGTTTCGGTATCCGTGTTGTAGTCGGTGTTCTGACGAATCCAATCAAACAGCGTCCAGTTGTCACCCCATAGCATCAAGGTTCCCGGAACCGGGTAATGAGTCTCCTTGGCTCCTTTGACGTGAATCGACTGGTTGAAGTTTTGGACTGGTTCACTCATTGTTTTTCCGGTTTCCTGATTCCGGTCACTGCTCGTACGGTGATGTATCCGTCCGTGTCGAAGTAGTCGACCATGGCGTTGTTGTTCTGATATGTGTACTGTTCGCCTACCTGTTGGCAGAGTTTCTTCGCGTTGCGGACTTTCGGGGTTTCGATGACGCAGGCCTGTTCCGCGGTGGATAGTTGTTCGCCATTCCGGATTTTCTGGTTGATGAGGCGCGCTGTCTCATCCCAATCCTCAGTGGAAATGCTTCCGCCATGGTTTTCGATGATTCCTCGACCTGCCTTATGCTCGGGACCGATAATCCGGTCTTCCTCGTCCGCAGCCAGATATTCGGCGTGGGTCGGCACATAGGTGGAGGATTCGCCTTCCGGCAGTTGGATGGTGAAGCGCGCGTTCCAATTCATGGAACTCGTGTTCGTACGGACGCCGATCTTCCAATCCTTCGGCAGTTCACCGTTCTTCTGCAACGCTTTGATGTCCGCTCGCATGAGTTTCACGTTTTCCGCCGGAGTGCGACTGGCATCGTATTTGCCGCCGGTGATGGCGGTGGATCCCATGTAGCCTTCCGACTTCACGGAGGGCTTGATGATCGGCTCATCAACGGTCGCCGAGCTTTTCGCTAACAATTTGGAGGCACGCTGAATCATGTCGTTGGAGGGAAGTCCCGCATTCTTGTTCTCGTTAGCGAATTCGCCAGTCGTAGTACGAAGCTGTCGTTTTGCTTGAGCTGATTTACGTGAATCCATTTTCCCTTACTCCCTGTATTCCGGTTCCGGATAAGTGGTCACATACAAATCTGTCGCTCGACCTGTTGCTTCCGGTTCACATTCATCGGCTCGTCCGCGAAGCCAGTCACGATCATCCCAATGTTGTGAAAGTTCACGGCGGTCTTCGTCGGTTCCGTTGACGTAGATGAAATACCGATCTGATGCCGGTCCCCCATCATCGAGGATCGCGTGATAAGAAGTCATGCTTACATAGCCTTGCGGCGTATGCCAGCAAGGTTCACCGGGGCGTGCGACACTATTTTGAACACTATAAGAGAATCTATCGGCAACATTTGCATACATCGCAACAGGTTTATCCATTTCACGAGAAAGAGATTCCTTGATGGAGGAATATGTCGGATCCGGTAGCAATGGGCCTATTGACCGGCCGACTGCTGCGTCCATCACTTGGCAGTGTGTAAGATCCAAGGATGCAAGAGTTCCATCCTGGTATGCCCTCTTCGCTTTGATTACCTCTTCGGGTTCTAGTGGGTAATCTTGATGCAATTCATTGAATTGACGGGTTGCCCATTCGATATCCTCGTCACGTGCATCATCCCAAGTGTCAGTAAGCACTTGAGACCCATCGTTACGCTCTTCAATCGTTTTGGCCTGGTTGGTCAGGTATTCGAGAGTCCCGTCTGTATCTTCGACTTCTCCGGCAAGATACCGTTCACATAAATCAACTCGCTCGCTCATAGCGAGAAACGGACTCGTCAACACGTTCTCTTCCGCTTCGGACTTCGAGTCCAGTAATGATTTCGCATGTTGAATCATGTCGTTGGATGGCAGTCCTGCATTCTTGTTCTCGTTGGCGAACGTGCCGTCCTCGTTGCGGAGTTGTCGTTTCGCTTGTGCGGATTTGTTGGACATGATCGTGTTCTTTCTGTTCAGGCGTTGAGTGGGTTTGCTGGAACGTGTGTCGGGTTTCCGGCCATGATGTATTGCTCGTAGTCAGGGTCATCGCTGCAGAGCACCCAGTCCCCGCTGCCGTCATCGTGGTAGGTCATGCGCGTTTTTATGCCTTCTTTGTAGAGATGGCCGTGGGAGCAGGTGTTGAACTTGGTTTGCTTGGGCAGGCTTACGTAGCTGTCGAGCTTGTTTGGGTTGGCTTCTGGCAGAAGAGCAAGGTCTCCCAGTCCGTTGCGCGCGTCCTGCAGCTGCTGCTCGTATTCCTGTTCCTGTTCGAGTTCATGCTGGGTGTGGACGATTGTCTGGTGTTCGACGGTGAGCAGGGTGTCTGAGTATGTCATGGTTTTGGCTTCCTCTTCGATTGTTTATGTGGACATTCTCAGTATAACATATTTATTCTGTTTTCAAGCCCCAGCCAGTCCGGACATCTCCAACCGGTATTCGGCATCCAGCCTCCCGCAACGGGAAGGACGGGAAAGCATCTCATCGGTGAACCGGGTAAAACACTCATAATATTCGCCGGTCGAATCCATCTTCTCCATCAGGTTCAATAGGGCATTCAACTCATCCAGAATGTTCTCGAACGGTTCCGCCAGCTTGTCGGCATGCTCCTCCAGCCAACGCCGGGCCTCATCCTGAGCTTCACGAGCCTCAACATTGGACCCGAATCTCGGTTCGGAAACCATCCAAGTGACCAGTTCCAGAAGATTGGCTTTCACCAGGTCACGAGCCTCGTACGAGCATCGGGTATACACGTATACGTCAAAGCCTTTTTTCAGAAACACCAGGCTCACAAGCGCTTGTCCGAGAACGATGAGCGCTATGAGGAGTTCAAACAGCGACTTGGTTCGAACGTCAAGAGCAAACATGTATACGCCCGCGACCAGCATGAGCAGGAAAAGCAGCATGAGCGGAATCAGAAAAAAAAAGGAGTATTGTCCGCAGTTCCTCGCGACGCTGCTTGGAGAGTGTTTGCATGGGTTCAGGCTTTCAGTTCGTATTGGTTCGGATCGAACACGCTGTCGATGTATACGTTCCAGCCGCTGGTGATGTCAACGGTGCAGTAGTGTTTGCGGCTCGAGATGATCTGGGATTTGAGGTATTTGCTGTTCTTCAGCTGTTCGGCGGTCGGATTGCCGAACAGGACGGGCGGGATTCTTTTCAATCCGTCTTCGGTGTTGAAGAACAGGTTGATGACTGTTTCTGGCTTCACTCGGCTGATGAAGTCGCCGAGGTTTTCAACCGGTGTGGTTTCGGTCAATGTTGGGTTCCTTTTTCCGATTATCACTATGTGGACATATTCACTATAACATGTTCCGTCAAAAGAATGGGAAAACAGCAAAGAAAAGTGCGGCCACCCCAAAGAGTCCACAAGGGAAGACCGCACTAGGAGAATCCAACAGGATTGCCACCGAGGAGGATGCCCCGCGTGATTGGAAAACTTGTGCGAAGCATCCTGATAATCAAACTAGCCGATAAAATTCCGGAAACATCAGAAAATTCGGAAAACCCAGAAAATTCCCAGTTAGCGGCCTGATGTCTGGCATTGCCGCAGGAAAGCCAACGTCTCCGATTTCTCCCAACTGCTCATCGACAGCCGATACTTCTGCTTGATGTATACGCGCTTCGCCATGTAGTCGCACTGGTATCCGGTGTTCGACGGCAGCCATACGGATGGGGTCGATGCCGTCCACCGTCCCAATGATTTCTTCGGCACACCGGCGTTATACAGGTTGATGCCCTCGCTTTTCGCATTGTTCGCATCACCCTGGCTGGCGAGCAGCACGTCCGGATCGTTCGCGTACTTCACACGGTCGTTCTTCCGGTCGGTCTTCCATAGTCCCGAAGCCCAAGCATCGTTCAACGCGACCACGTGGTCGATCTGCACGGCGGTACTGTCACCGCTTACGGTCTTGCCTTTGCTGACCACGCTTTTCTGGAAATTGATGACGGTTCCCGTGTATGGGTCGTTCAACGTGCCGGATTGGACCTTGCAATTGGAATTCATGACCACGTTGCTCATGTCTCGTTTGAGGATGAGGTCTCGCGTGGTGCCGTAGCCGCACAGTTGGTCACTGTTCTGCCAGTCACCGAACTCTTCGGCGCGATTGTATCCCTTGGGATGAGGGGCTGCTGTTTCGAGTTGTTCCGTAGCGGTAATCGCGTCGCTGATGCTCAACGGGCTGGAGGCTGCGGCGGGAAGAGTCAGACCGTTCGTGGTCAGGCTATCCCCCGTCGAAGTATCCGGCGTCGCGGTCGAACCGCCGCTGTTGTCCGGTGTCGTGAAAGTCGGCTTCTTCAACCCGAGTCCGATGTTCGCCTTCCGCATCGAATCCTCCCCTGGCAGCAGTTGGCTGATACTGGTGATGGGAGTCAACCCGAATTGAGGTGCCACCAACGCCCATGCTCCGGTCTGGATGATGACGATGATGGTGATGAGTATGATCGCCACGCCGCCGAACACTCCGGCGATGGTGATTCCGGTTTTGCCTCTTCTTCCTGCCATGGCCCGCTCCTTAGAAGAGGCTGCTGATCGCGCTCCATGCGACAGCGATTATGAAAAGAATGACGATGATGGCTCCGATGAGTGGCGCGTTGCTGTTGATGAAGTCCGCGAACGGAGGCAGTTCTGGTTTGTCGTTTTTCGCCATGATGGCTCCTTTTTTTATCTATGTGGACGATTCCAGTTTAGTGAACTACGCACCACCTGAAGGTGGTGGCTTCGCGGGCTGCGCCCTGCCGCCTTGGGCACCGTGGTGTCCGTTGGTCTTACGCATAGGCTGGTTCCCCGTGTCCGAGGACTCTACCGCACCCGCGTTCACGCGGGCGATGGTCTTGCATGGTCGTGTGTTTGGTTAGGTTTTGCGATGAGGTTAGCGGGACGAACTCAGGCGGTCAGACCATAGGGGCCGATTGGTATGTCCCGCGGCCTACGCAGTTCCTCGTGGGTGAGGGGCATATCCTTCAATGCGATCATGTTCAATGCGGCGTGCTGGTCTCGGTCTTCCCTGACTCCGCAGTATGCGCACGTGTAAGTGCGCTTCTTCAACGGGGTTGGTGTTCGTCTTCCGCAGTTGCGGCACCATGCGGTGGTCGGCTGCCATTTGTCCAATACGATGACCTGCGGCAATGGTTTGAGCAGGGCGTACAGGCGGCCGAGAATCCCGCCCTGCAGGATCCGTCCGGCCTTAAACCAGCCCTTGCGTTTGCGCCATTGGGCGTATTGTTCGTCCTGGATGACGATGGTCGCGTACTTGGCTTCAAGGCGTTGGCGTTCGGCTATGGCGGCATGCTTGCGGCGTGCTTTCAGCCTGTCCATTTCCATACGGTATTGCCGGTTGGCTTTCCACCAGCCCTTGTCGGCCTTGTCTCGTTTACTCATGCGTCGGGCCCAGTATCGGGCCTTGGCACTATCTGGGTAGTGCCGGATGGTCGTGGTTCCGTCCGATTCGGTGATGTCCGCCTTCAATCCGGCGTCGATCCCTCCGATGGGGATGAGGGGAGCCGGTTTCGCGGGTCGGGACTTCTCATACTCTGCCTTGTCTTTGAAGCAGGAGAACGCGATATAGTATCCCGTCGCCCTGCGCAGGAGTTTTGCCGGACCGACCTCCCAGCTTTCCAATCGGCGGGTTCCGGTCAGATGCATCATTCCGGGGATCTTCTCGACCTTGATGTAGCTGCCGTTCAACCGGTAGGTGCGGCCCGCCTGCTTCAACGGTATGCAGTCCACATGCTTGACCGGCTTCAAGGCTCCGACCTTATGCCCATGCTCTTTCAATGCCTTCAGGCCTCGGATGTTGTCCTTGGCCTGCTGGACGACGCCTTGGGCCGACTGGGCTCCGATACGGTTGAGGTCACGGTTCTCGAAGCTGCCGTCGGGCATGCGCACGGTCACGCTCTTGGGTATCGCGTAGTCGAACACGCTGTCGGCGAGCACGCAGTCGTTGTACAGTCGCTTCGCGTCACGGAACAGCTCGGTCAGAGCATTCCTCTGCTTTTCGGTGAGTTTCCCGTAGTCGACCTTGCATGTGAACACGCGGCATACCTGAGTCTTGCGACGATTGCGCGTCGTTTTCCGTGAAGCCTTGATCCGCTTGTTACGGGCTTTCAGGGATCGTTTGCTGATCGGCATATGGGAATCACCTCCTGTAACCACCATCAATTATACTTGGTGTCATGAAAGAAAACAACCCGGTAAGGCAAGGGAGACATGCAGTCTGGGACTGCCATGCTCATTTGGTGTTCGTCACGAAATACCGTCGCGGAGCATTCACCGAACCCATACTCGAAGACTGCGAAAACGTTATGCGCAAAGTATGCGATGACTACGGATGCACCCTGGACGAGTTCAACGGCGAAGAGGATCACGTCCACCTACTCGTCACATACCCGGCAACCGTGCAGCTCACCAGACTGGTCAACAGCCTCAAAGGCGTATCCAGCCGCATCCTCATGAGAGACCACGGGCAACACCTCAAACACTACCTATGGGGAGGCCATCTCTGGAGCCGTTCCTACTATTGCGGAACCACAGGCGGAGCCAACCTCGAAACCATCAAACGATACGTGCAAAACCAACGACGCCCCAACTAAAAACCAAGCGCGATTCACCACCAACCTAAAGGGTGGAGCACTCTCTCGCAGATAGGTAGATTTCCTTTAATTGCTTGGTGTGGACGAATCGGATGAGGAGCCGTCCGTGGCGGAAGCGTCCGCACCGGATGAATCGGCACCATTGGCTGTATCCGTGGTATTCGAACCATTATCGGAACCGGCTGATGATTGGCTGTCCGCACTGCTGGCACTGTCCTCCTCATCACCGGTGCTTGTGGTCACAGAACTCTTATCCAAGGCGTTCGCAAACGGTGAAAGGGTCTGAATGGAGCCATCGGCACCCCAGTCGATGATTTTCGCGCTGCCGGCCATCGGATTCTTGACCAGGACGGTGATGTTCATGGAAGAGGAAGACCCATCGTTGGTTTGGGCTTCACTGCCGTTGTCGGACACGTCCTGCGTTTTCGCATAAGGCTCGAACGTGATGGAAATGGAAGCCGCACCGTATTCCGGGGTGTCGCTCGACTTGTCCTTGTCGATCGGTTTGCCGTTCTTGTCGCATTCCACGAGCCAGTTGACGGCGGCGCTTTTGAACGCGCCGATTGAAGCGGGCTGATACACGTGTTCGCTGTTCGGGTCGCCCACGAGCACGGTGAAAGCGTTCGCGTCCTTGCCTGTATAGGCTTTGGCCCAGGCGTTGACCACGTTCTGGAAGCTGGCGGCCTGATCCACTCGGGAATACCCGCTCGGATTGTATGACTGGGAGTTGCCGGAACCTATCGCTTTCATCGGCAATACGGTTGGCGAACCCATCGCGGTGGCCACCCCGTTCTTCAACGACACCAGTTGGGTCACGTCGCGGGTGGAACCGTCCGCAAGGTTCGTGAAACTGAACTGGTGCGCCCAATAGTCGGTGTGCTCCTTGCCGTTGCCGGTATCCGCATCGCTGGAACCGACCTTTTCCGCCGTATCCCAGATGAGATTGGATGTGCCGTCACGGAACGGGCCCTTATTCCCGTCCAACCATTTGTTGACGGCCGTCAATGCCGCCTGTTTGCCGGGCTTATCTCCGCTGATTTCCTTGTATTTGGCGCTTAGGGTATCGCCCATGGATTGCAGTGTGCTGATGGCGCGCACGCTGATGATCGGGGCGATGATTCCGGCCAGAAGAAAAACGGTGATGAGCACTTTCCACCATCGGGTGTTTTTCGCGGCCTGTTTCATGGCATCGAATTCGACCTGGTGCTTGCGCTGGTCTTCGTCGATGTCCATCGGCGATTCCGCGACTGCATGTTTGCGGGCCACGCGTCCTCCTAATTAATCCGAAAGTATTTGAATACTTCCAGATTAATAGGTTTCCTGTTTCTCGAGGCCCGGAATTCGTCGGAGCTTCCGTTTCAGCGGAACGTGTAGTTCTTATCCCATTCCCGATACTTGTCCAACAGGTCACGGTCGATCTCGCCGCGCACGAAGCATTGTTCCACTGCGGCGTTCAGCATCGCGCGTATCGAATACTCCTCGTTGAAGCCGAAGAGTTTCAACGCCTTGTAGTTGTCTTCGGTCAGTGCGCTGCCGAAACGTTTCGCGAACATGATTTCGTTCCTGTACACGTGTTTCCCCGAACCTTGCGCGGGGGTTTCGGGTTCCGTGCGGACCGGCTCCGTCTCCTCGGAAAGCAGGGGCCGTTTCGTCCCCATGTCCCTTGTGTCATTCAATCCGTGACCGAATGCGTTGTTCACGACGTTCTTTACCATTTTGCTGCCTGCTTTCCTTAGTTGATCTGGCCTAGGTATTCGATGAGTTCCTGTGTGACATCAACGTAATCAGTTTTGAACTGGTTCGTCCCGTACAGGCTTTTGATGGCTTCCCGCTGGTAGATGACGTTTTCGAACCGGGTGATATGCAGGTCGTCCAATTGTTGGATGGCGGCCCTGTAAAGCTTTGTGTTGGATTTGACCATGGTGACGAGAACGATGCCGTTGCGTGCGGCGGCGTATGTTTTGCCCGCATGGCTCAGATCGCTGACTGACGGGGTGCATGGGATGATGCTCACGTCGGCTGACTGCAATGCGGTCTGCACGGTTCCCGCATCGGATGGCGGGGTGTCGATGATGACCCACCCTTGGTAGCGTTCGCGAATACGGTCGGGGCGTGCGAGAACTGCTTCGTTGGTTTGCACCACGTCGAAGTTGAGCTTGTACGGCTTGTGCGCTACGCCGTTGGCTTCGTCTTCCACTCGGCGGCGATCGTCTTCCTCATGCACGTATTCTTCCCAGAGCGTCGCTCCCCCGGTGTTGTCCGCATCGAGTACGGTTACTTTCTCTCCTCGGCGGGCCAGGCATGCGGCGATGGACATGGCGGTCGTGGTTTTCCCGACGCCGCCTTTGATGCATGCGACCGCCACGAGAATCGTGTTCTGCGGCATGTGTTCTCCTCTTTGTTTCGTGGTTGGGGAGGTATCAGGTCCCCGCCACGATATGTGACTGCATTCAGTGTATCAGCTAGTTGTTTGGGTGAGGGTGCAGACACGTGTGAATTCACAGAAGCAACTAAATGAGAAAACATGCGGCTGAGAACAAACGACCGTTCGCAGAAAAATCCTAGGATGCTGTGAACAACAGCCGCTCCATAAACGCCTTGAACCAAGAACCGATCTCCGGCAATTGTGCGGCGATGCTCTGCATCCACTCCCTCACGGGAATGCCCATGGCCTCCAATACGCCGCTGATGATCCATATGAAAAACAAAACCGCGCAGATGGTAGCCGCAATGGTGAGACCGCGCACGGCACGACCCATGATCCGCATGGCGACGCTCACTCCCCCGATGCAGATCAGCAACAGGGTGAGTATCGCTCCGACCGGCGTGAAAATCCAGGCGAACAGAACCGTCAGGAAGTCGGAGGCTCCCTGTCCTGCGGTCTGGGCTGCGGTGTCGGCGCTCATTGCTGTTCTCCTTCTACTTCTTGGCTTGTTCGTCGGCTATCTGATCCAAGGTGTCGGCCCAGGTTTGCGGGTCAAGGCTTCCTCCGTTGATTTCGGCCGCCTGCTGCAGTACCCGGTATGCCGCGGGATCGTAGACGGACATCGACTGGATTTCCTGGGAAACCATCTGCGGGTCGGCGTCTGGAATCCCTCGCATATCGAAACCGAGTTCGTCGAACAAATCCGGATACTCCGTCATGGCGGAACCGATGGCCTCCCATTCCGCCTGAGACGGAATCCAATCCGCACCTGATTCCATCAGTTGCTCCCCTGTCCGTTCGGATGCGTCTGCCCCCCTGGCTTCTGTCCACTAGCTGCATCATTCAGCGCCTTTAACGCAGCTGCTTCTCTTTCCGTAGTGCCAAGCGTCTGGTAGGCCTGCTGCTGGCCCTGTGCTCGAGCCGCCTCACCTGCGCCAGCCGCCATGTTGCCGTAATACTGTTCACGATTCCGGGTAGCCGACTGCGAGAGGACATGACGTTCTTCCGGACTCATGGCATCCAACTCCTTTTGCGTGTAACGATGAGGCTGGTTGGCTGTCGTTTCCGGCTGACTTGCATTGAACGGTTGAGCAGTCGGCGTTTGAGGCTTGGCTGCCACTGGTGTCTGCTGTTGGTTAGGAAGTTTTGGTTTTATGTTGTCGATATAATAGTGCGCCGCTCCCTCGCTGACCTTGCCGGTGATCCGGTCGCCTTCCAATGCGGCTTCGGCTTCCTCCTGGGTCATGTGCTCCTGGTTCTTGTAGGCGTTCAGCATCCCATATTCGGTGATGGCATACGCTTTTTGTCCTTCCGGCGTGAGGTTTCCGTCTTCGTCGTGCATCTCATCAAGGGTCTGCTGCATGTTGAACGGATTGTCCTGGTTGAGCACGAATGCGTTATCCGGCAGCGTGAACTCAGGTTCCACGTTGACGGGAGGCATTTTCCGGGTATTCGGCAAATTGTTGCCATCAGCGTTCGGTATCGGAGTGGTGTCGGCGGGAACCCATTCGTATTCGGTTCCGCCTTGCTGGGCGAACCGGTTACGGTATTCCATCTGTTCGTGGGAGTCCCCCACCATGTGAGAGGCATCATCCAGCTTTTCAAAAGCGAAATCGGACACCGTATGGGTCGCCGTCTTCAAACCACGTCCGGCCAGTCCAAGACCAAGGGCAGCCCCATGCAAAGCGTCACGGTCTGTTGCAAGCTTCGCACCCAACGCGAGAGCCGCAGGCGCCGTGATGGGGTTAGCCCATGCCGCGGCGGCGACCAAACCGGTTGCCGCGACTTTAGCGGTACGTTTTGCAACGTCGCGCAACGGGCGTGAACGTAGCGCTCCGACAGCGGCTCTGGCTCCGGCTCCGGCGAGCATGGCTCCGGCTCCGAGCGCATGTCCCGCACCGGAGAGGAGATCACGACGGCTCACATGTCGTTCCGCTTCGGTCAAGTCCATGCCCGGATGGCTTTGCATATACTTGTTCAACCGTTCCTCGTGGGTAAGTCCGCCGTTGAGGAAGGCGTGAGCGTTGTCCACTCTGTTGCCGAATCGTGCGGTGGTGCCGGCGAGTGAGCCTCTTACTGTGTTCTCACCCATACGACCCAACTTGTCACTCAATGAGCCTTCCCCGCGCTGGTGGATCGCGTCGAAGTCCTTGACACTACGGCCGTACAGGTTCTCTCCGCCATTATCGAGATCCAGTTCCTTGCGTTCCGATTGGGTCATGGAGTCCAGCTTGGTTTCGCCTTCGGTCGGACCATATGAACCGGAGTGGCCTCCGGCGTTGCGACTGGACATCGGAGAGCCGTGGCGTCCGCGTCCGTTCGGGAATCGTCCCATGGCGAGCGTGTTGCGCAGGCCGCCGGTCTGGCGGAATCCGGTCAGGATGCCTTCCGATATGAGGCCACCGGCTGCGATGCCCATCATCGCCTTGATGCTGAACGGGTTGCTGATCTTCAGCACCTGTGAGAAGAACATGGCAATGACAAGCAGTGCGAGCACCGGGCCGATTCCGTTGATCGCACTGTAGACGAAACTGCTGCTGAGTCCACTGCAGAATCGCAGCGTCAGCGAGCAGATGAACGTGGCTATCGTTCCCATTGCCGAATATAGGACGCCGGTCATGCTCAGGTTGCACGTGTATTTGACCCAGTTCTTCAGCACGCTCTTCGGCTTCTCCCCTATCGGGAACGCGCGGACGAGGAACGCGACGATGAGGAACAAGCCCATCATGACGAGTGTCAGTTTGGTGAGAATCAGTATGAGGCTAAACAATCCCCATACGACCATGTTGCAGAGGCCTCCGACCACCGAGCCGAACGCACCCAATAGGTCGGGGTCGGCGTTGCCGTACAGGTAGTCGAGTGTTACTTTCGCGGAGCCTGCCAAGGTCTCCGGGTTTTGGGCTCCCGAAACATTCGCCTCATTCCAGGAGGCGCCAAGGTTCGGAATGTCGAAACGCCATCCAAGGTTCGCCGCGTCGGCGATGTTCGTGTTCGCGACACTGTCCCCGTTACGCCAATCGTTTTCGCTGCCGTGGTTGAAGGCTTTGAACCCGTTTTTCGCGGTTCCGGTGCCGAATGCCACTCGGCAGAGGTTCAACACGTTTTCTTTCGGGTCGTCACCGTGGCTACCGGATGCGCCGGCCACGTAGAAATTATCGTTGGCGACATCGCCTATATCGTCTTTGCCTACGCGGACGGTGGTCGAACCGTTCTTGATTTTTCCGGTACCGTCATCACCCATGTTCTTGATGATTTCAGTCCAGCCGTCACGTGTTGCCACTCTCCCGTTTTGGGTGGTGCAGGTTTCCCAGAACACTCCCGCACGGGTCAGGCGCACATACTTGTCCCTGTCGTTCTGTGTTTTCTCATCGGTGTTCACGTAACTGGATTGCGGGTCGATCCAACCCTGGTCGCTGAACAGCCATCTGGCGGTATCCGAACTGATATGCAAGCCGGTAGCCGCGTTGGTCAGCTGCTGTTGCACGGCCGGATCGGTGTTGGTGGACATGTCCATCACGTGGCAGTAGGCCTGTTGAGCGTTCTTCGCGACACCGGCCGGAGTGGTTCCGCTTTGCGCCGGGTTGCCCCATTGCATGGTCACCCATGAACGGAGTGCGGTTTCCTCCCAAAGACGGTTGACCGCTTTCGTGACCGCCGACGTTTCCTCCGCCCTGCTGGAGGTCGCCTCATCATACTGTTTGTGCATGGCATACAGGTAGTCCTGACAGTTCGCGGCCTGGCCGGTGGCCGTGTTGTTGTATGCCATCATGTTCGAATCGCCATCGTTCAACCCGTCGAGGTTCAATCCGACGGTGAGCTTGTTGACGGCGCCGTTGATCGTGTTCACCACCCACCATGGGCTGCCGGTCGCGGGTGTTGTGGCGTTCTCCGCCGTTTTCGACGCTCCCGCACCCATGGTGATGAGGGCCGCCAGACAGAGCACGGAAGCGAGCAGTCGTTTGCTGGCCTCCTTGGTTGACCCCACCTCGAAGCCGGCGGCGAGAAGCCATGCGACTATCGCGACGACCATGATGGCCGCCGGTATCGCCCCATCCATGGTGTCGTTGATCAGCTGGGCCGCGGCATGGTCTATCTGGGCTCCGGCGGCCTGCATCGGGCTGAAGCTTGCCGCGAACTGGCTGAGCGCAAGAGCGGAACTCCAGCAGACCTGGGTGACGAGCATGAGCATGTTCGGCAGCATCTGCCTCGTGGTGTGACCCATCAGGGCGGGAACGTTCGTGATGAACCCGATGATGCCGTCGGACGGTTCGATTCGGCTGGTGATGCTGCCGACGCTTTTAGCCCACCGTCCCGAGGGCAGGCATGTGGTGTAGTCGATCTGCGTGCCCGAAGAGGTGGCGCATACCGGGGCTGATGAGCCGCCGTCTGTCCAGGCATTCGCGAAAGCCTGCGACGGCAGTACGGCGACGATCATCACCAACAGTATGGCGACGATGGCGATCATGTTGCGCCGTGCAGCCACACGCACCGGCATGCTTGGTTTCGGAATGGCTGTCGTCGTGCTCACAGTATCCACATCTCTTTCAAGCTGGTGAGGTCTTCCGGATGGTTCGAGTTCGGGTAGAACACCTGTCCGGCGATGTTCTTGCTTTGGATTTGGCGGAGCAATCGTTTCCATCGGACCTGTTGGGTGCGGTCCTTGATGGTGCCGACCATGAGGAACGGTACGGCCACCAGGCCGATGAGAACGAACACCACGCTGAAAGTGATGCCGATGAGAGGGGCGAACAGGAGACAGAGGCCGAGACCGATGACACCGCCGATGATGGTGCTGAACACGGTCTTGGAACGTGCTTCCGTGTTCTTGGTGATCATGTACGTGTTCTTGCGTTCAATCTCGACCGTGCTGCTGACTTCGGTGATGTCGTCCATGGTTTCCCGAGGATGCAACTGTTTCCGTTCGCTCATCGCGGCTCGCTCCCCTTTTTTATATATGGCTTCCGATCAGATGCCGAGGTAGTCCTTGCCTTGGTTTCCTGCGGCGTTGACGAACCAGTCGATGCAGGTCAGCAACGCCGGAACGGTGATGGTCGGGCCTGCGAGGATGAATGTGACGACAAGCACGACGATGATGCGGCCTGGGTTCGGGCAGAACGTGGTGACGAGCTTGTTGCTGCGTCCCAATGCCTTGCAGATGCCGCCTGCGATGAGTCCCAATGCGAGAATCACCGCTGCCGCGGCTCCCACTTTGGTGATGACCTGTCCGGCGGTCGAGTTGAGGATGCCGTCGAACAGTGCGTGATAGCTTCCGACAAGGTTGCTGGAAGCGGCGATGGTAATGGTGTCACCCATAATTGGATTCCCTTCGGTGTATGTCTGAAGGAACCCTCCTGCGGTTTTTGATTTTACCAGCGCAACATGTTTATTTTGAATTTTCTTCTGTGTTTACCGAAAAAAGAATGAAAGCGCCTATTCCGGGATACGACGGTATTTTGCGTCGAAGTCCTTGATCTTGACGATGAATGCCGGTTGGATCTGCTCCGCGTCTCGGGTGCGTACTGCGGCATGGTATTTCGGTAGATTGGCGACCGCCCCAGAAGTCCAGCCGTCCATTCCCTCGTTGTCGGTCAGGCGGGCGGCGGTGAGCGACGCGATACGTGGGATTGCCGTGTTGTAGGAGATGAACGTCGTGTATCCGAGGAACGAGTCCAAGAGCACGTCGGACAATTGCGTCGGATATTGGGTGGCGAACACGAGGATAAGTCCGAAGCTTCGTCCCTGTTCTCGCAGGTTCTGCAGCACATCGTCGGAACCGTTGGATAGGAGGCTGAGCTCGTCGCAGACGAGCATGGTGTGCTTGCCGGCGACCGCCCAGTCCTTGCAGTGGGCGAATACCGTGTTCCAGAACCGGTAGAGAATCCACGATCCTAGAATCTTGTCCATGAGTTCCGGCAAAGCGTGCCCGTTGTGGGGTGCGAGCACAATGTGGTAGTCGCCGGGATGGTCGAGTATCCATTCCCATGTGACGGTGCTGCGTCGCGGGGTGAACATGTGGTCGATGGCGAGGAACTGGTTGACCTTGTTGACCGAGGCGTTGGCGCGTTGCAGGATTTCACGATCGCTTCTTGCCGCCTGTCCTTTCTGGTCGGGTCGGCCGTAGAGCTGTTCCGCCGCACGTGATGCGTAGACGAGATCCATCCGCAACGGATTGTCATCCTTCAATTCCAAAGCCAATGCGCGGCATACTTGTCCCAATGCCCTGGCCGATCCGGCTTGTCCATCGGAGCCGCAGAGGGCCACCACTGCCCAGCCGATGGGAGATCCTTGCTGTTGCAGTTGTTCAGCTCCCGGATACTGTTTTTCCAACTGATGGCAGCGTCGGAGAATGTCGCCGGGACGCTGCTGGTCGTATCTGCTGGCGGCGACTCCGATGGTCATCGCCTGCGTGATGATGTTCTGCGAATCGTTCTGTATGTCACCGGGGTTGAACGAGTATCGCATGGTTTTCGCGACGCTCTCCGCGGTCTCTTTCGCGTTCCTGTTCTCGTGCATGCCGAGCATGTCAAGTCCGACGCTTGACGGGTCGGTGAGATAAATGACTCGGGACTTGTCGGTTATGCCTTGATCCTTTTTATAGGCGTCGAGCAGTTCCACTCCGGTATCATCCTTCATCCAGAAATGAATGAGCCGTGAATCGGTCCCCCATACCTTGGGACTGGTGTCCGCCCTGTGTTTGATGGCCCATTGGCTGATGCCATGGGTGAGTACGGTCTTGCCCGAACCGGCTTCGCCGCTGATGGCGATGCCTCCGAACAGTTGGGTCGGATCCAAGTATCCGGAGCGTCCGCTGTCATCCACGCCAAGGAACACTCCCCCATGGGACAACGGTTCCGGCACGGCATGCAGTTCCTGCTTGACCGCCGTGGACTTCTGTATCGGCACGAACAGGGCGGTCGTGGTCATCGGACTGAATATGAGCGTGGTGCGCTGCGGACCGTATCCGGTGGCGAACACCCGCTTGTCTTTCACACCGAGCTTGGTTTCCGTGTCACTGACGTTCGCCTTGCGTTTGCGACGGAGCCACCAATAGCGGCGCGGACATTGCAGAATGTCATCCCACAACGTGTTCTGCCACCACCGCAATCCCATACCCACGGAAATGACAAGTGGGACAATCCACGCCCACACCGGTACCGGCAGCAGCATCAGACTGAAGTAGACGAACAAACCCAAACATGCGAACTTGTAGTGCGGTGGAACACGGAAGTACATTCGAGTGCTTCGATCGTCGGCGAGCAATGCCTTCGCATTTCCGAAAAGCAGTCCACTCAACAGCCATGGGACGAACAGCATCACCAGGCTGAAGCCCGCAAGCCAGAAGTATGTCTGCATACGTATCGGAGTGACGATACTGAGCAGCACGGTCAGGAGCGTGACCGCGATTGCAGCCAGGAATCCTCCGAGCCTCGGATGGCTCGGATGACTGCTCATGTTCGACAGCAACGGGAACACGGCTTGCCCAACCCGTTGCGCGAACAGATTGTTCTGCCGCGAATCCGCACATCCAACGGTGACTCTCGCGCACAATGTGTGCGCCGCAACAAGTTCGTTGCCATCCTCGACGGTGGAATGCTCGTCGGCCACCCAGTCACGGATACGCATCTGTTCGAAGTACCCCTGTTTGCGGAGCGTGACACTCACATAACTATCCGGCGGCATGGAAGCTTCGACGCTTTTGCGTATACCGCTTGCATCGGTACGCATCTTCTCCATCGTCGCTTTCGAGTTCAGGCGCGCTCGCCATGGAACCAGTGCGTGCGATGATCTGCGAATCATGTCCGGCAGTTCCGGATCCTCATTGTCGGGAAGAGGACTGATGGCGAATCCTGCGAGTTCGCCGGCCTTGCCGATTCCGTCACCCATGCCATAGATGTATTCCTTCACCGGCTCGTTTCCTCTTTTGACCAGCAGCAGGGTGCAGTCATCGAGATTGCCGGGAACATCATCGGCTATGGAACGTAGCTGGTCGGCATCCAATTGTTGGATGCTTCGTGTCACCTCATACCATTGTGGGACTTCGTTCTGTTTCAATTCTCATCTCCTGTCTCGTAGAGCATCGTCAACGGGAACCCTTCCGGAAGTTCGAACGTCGTGATTTTTCCCCGTTCCAATAACTGGTAGAGCCATGTGGTCATGCGTACGGTCGCGTTCTTGTTTTCCAAAGCCCAGCCAAGGTCCGCGTACCCGTCCTTGACGGTGCTTTGGTCGCCGATGGTCTCGCGCATGTGACGGATTGTTTTCAACGCGATGTATTTGGACTGGTTGAACATGATCGCGTCCAACTGCCATAGTCTGATTTTTTTCAAGGCTGGATTGTGTTGCATGTTGACCATGAGGAACGGTATGACAAGCGAACGCTGACCGGTCGTGCAAAGATCCTGCACTTTCTGCAGCACCCGGTACCGTTCGCGTTTCGCCTCCTCCAAACGCTGCTGGTTGGATGCGAAGTTGTCAGGCAAGCTCACTGCTGTCACCTCCGATGTATCCATAGAAGCCGCCGCGATACGCTTCCGGTTTCTCCCATGCGTTGACATCCCAACCCCAATTGCGTTTGATCGCTTCGGTCATGACGCTCCAACCCCAGTCGCGGATTGCGGAAATTGGGCGCGTGCTTGGGGTGAACTGTTTCCAATACGGTGCGAACATGTTCTGCTTGTTGCCGAGCATGTCCGTGTATGCTCCGAGTTGTTCGGTTGGTTTTCCGTCTGGCGTGAACCATTCCTCCCATAAGGCGAATCCCATTCGTGAGGCGACGGTCGGGTTTCCGACGAGCATTTCGCTAGCATGGCTTGCGGTTTCGATGATGTTGGTCAACGCGGGGTATCGTCCTTGGCTGGTGTCCTTGATGAGCAGCCATATGCACATGAGTCCGCGTCTGCTCATTGGAGAGTATGCGAGGAGTTTCGACCAGTTGGAGATTTTCTGGCTCATGTTGTTCGTGTGCACCTGCACTTCGATTCCTGTGAGCACGCTGTCGGAAGTCAATGCGACGAGATCGGTGGAACAGTTGTGCGGCAGTCCCGCCTCTCCCACTGCCTGTGGGTCGATGAGTCGGAACGCTCCCCAACCGTCGCCGCCGATGATTCTAATGTTCTTGTTCTCCGCGAGGCTGAGTCCGACGTGCGCCGCGTACGTGTTGTGCCGCACGTGGCGTCGCATTCCGATGAGTTGTTTGTCGGCGAGCATTCGCCTCAACCATGTTGCCGAATTGTAGAGCGCCAATGTTTTGCGGATGAGTTTCTTGTCGGAGCTTAACGACACCCACGCTTGATTGACTTCCATACCGGAGAATCTTTCGTATGGGCTGAATCCGATGTCGATGGCACCCAACCGGCAGAGCGCGCCGTACAGGTTCGGTTCGTCACGATGGAATTCCGGAGCGCCTTTCACGGATAGTCCGGCGCGCAGCTGGTCGATGGTGCAGACCCTCCATGAGAGCAGTGCGCCGATGATGCTGGTGACGAGTTCACCGTTCGCCCGTATCATGCTTTCCGCAAACAGACGGTTGGCGACAAGCCACTGGTGTCGTTGCGCCAGCACTCCCGGATGTTCGTCTGTGGCGACGATGCTGCCACGAATCCAGTCGGCGTCACTGCCCATCTTCCAGAGTTCCGAATCGTCAGGATTGGGTGCGATGGAAAGGTCTAACATCAGCGGAACCATCCTTTCTTCTTCGGTTTCGGCGCATACTTCGCCGGGGTGAAACCATGATTGGGCAGCACCCATTCGAGAATTTTTTCTCGCACGAAATCAAGTTTCGGATCAGACCAGTTGGATTCGCCTGCGGCTATCCGATTGCTGGTTTGCGTACTCTGGTATTCGGTTCCCAGGAACAATCCGTAGCGCGTATAGTCGAGCGTCTGATAGTTCTGCAATCCTTCCGGAACCGTGTCCTTGATGCCGATGCATTCGCGCGGGAGACCGTATCTCGGGAATGCGCTGAGCAGGTTCAAGGCATCCCCTTGTGTTTGCCTACCGGCTTTGACGATGACCAGGCATGTGTCTCCGGCCAGCACGTATGGCACGACCATCCCCCCGGCCGCGGTGTCTCGGTCGGACAGATCGTCGGCGCTGATTCGGTCGAGGTCGAGCACCACGAAGTCCCATTTCTTTCGGGCTTCCTCGATGTATTTCCGGTAGTGTTCCCATGTGACGGTGATGCCTGCCGGCGGAGCGAATGAGAGGTCGTATCCGACGTTGAGCATGCGTCCGGGATTGGCTCCACGTTGCGGAGGCATGCCCGGCTGCCAGTCGGCTATCGTACGTACTCGCATGTTATGCGCCGGGTCGAAGAACGAGCGTTGTGAGGACTGTCGCATGTTTCCGTCGATGAGCAGCGCATGCAGTTTCATTTCCGCCGCCCTCTCGCACAATCGTCTGGAGGATACGGTCTTGCCAACGCCGCCGGTGTTGGATGTGACAATGATCATTGGAGCCATCTGCCGTGTCCGGCCGAGCATGATTTCCCCGATCAGCCTCTTGTCGATGACCTCTATGCCCCAGAACTCCTTGATGAAATCGGTGACGCTCCGGTCGAGCAGGTATGAGGGAAAGGATTGTGTTCCGACTGGTATCTGACCGGTGTCCGCCCAGTAGATTTTCCACCCCATGTCAGCCAACGGAAGCCAGTTTCCGGGCATGTTGGTGAAGATGGTTCCATGCTGGCCTGGCTTCAATGGATGCTGTTTGAGGAAGTCGGATTGGGCTGCGAAATCCTCGCTTGCGGGTATCCGCCAACGTCTCATCGGCACCCTGTCTCGAAGCACGTCAAGCAGTCCGCCTTGCCCGATTATGAGACTTGCCATCGTTTTCCTCGCTTTTTCGGCCTTGTTTTTTGCTTGTTCCGGCGTTTATGCTCGGAAAGTCACGGTTTCTAGACGTATTCGACTGATTTAGATTTATTGATTGTTTTGTTTTGTCTGTTTTGCATTCTGTTTTTTCAATCTCTACGTCTGTTCATTTCTTGATATTACGCTACCCTACGGTATTAACGCTTTATTCTTCGCAATTAACATACTCGTTCTTTTGTTGTTGTCTGGTTCTGCTTTCTCTTAGTTGGGGTTTGTTCTTTTGTTGGCGTAGCTATTAGAGGTTTGCTCTCGGTAGATTTGCGTAGGGTGACGCGTTGCTGCTGTGATGCTAGGTGCTGTGTGACTATTGATTGCTCGTCGTTGGTTGGTGAGTGATGATGGTGGTTTCTGTGTGGCGGTTGCTTTTTCTTTCTTTGTTTACTTCTTGTTTCTTATTGGAATTGACCTCGTGGTGTGATTCTTTGCTCTTCTGTTTTTCTAATATTCATGTTTCTTTGGCTCTTTCTTTCCTTTTTTCTTCTGTGGGCTTCTTGTGTTTTTTCTGCCGGTTTTTTCCTGTTCCACTGGAAGCCATTGCCATCGGGGCGCGGGCGGCGCGAAAAGTTCAGACTTTTCCTGATGATTCCGGAAAACTTCGGCTAGAGTCTTGATTGTCAGTTCGGTATACACCGATTTTTTTTCACAAATAACGGAGGAGTGAAAATGCCAGATTTCCCATGGAACAACAATTTCGACAACAACACCGTCGATCGGACTGAGCCGGCACCGGACGCGAACCGGAGCGTTGAACCGGAAACGGTTCCTGCGGCTGCCAATGATGTCACGGAACCGGTCGCCGAGGAGAACACCAAGGCAGCCAAGACCGCGCGCCGGAAGCCATCGCGCAAGACGAGCGATTTCCCCCACCTCGATGCCAGCGCTTACGAGAAAATCAAGGAGATGCTTGACATGCTCTCCGATTCGCGTACCGCAAGCGTCGCAAAGACCCTGTGCGAAACCAACAAGTCGGATGCGGCCACGCTGCTGGCGTTGCTGACCGAAACGAAGAACCGCAAGAAGATCGAGAAGTTCGCCAAGTTCACCAACGAGCTTGACAATGCCCAACCGTCCGACTTGAAGATGCGTCTCGCTTTCGCGTTCATGGAGGACAAGTCGTTGTCCAAGACGCTGTTCGCCGTGCTGAACGCCGCTGAACCTGAGCGCGGTTTCGGTCGGGCTACCGGCGACGCGATGAAGGATGTGACCGCCATCGCCGAACATTGGGGCGACGGTGTTGACTTGGGCATCGTCGAGAAGCTGAAAATCTGATCGGGGTTGCCTCTTGCATACGAACGAGGGGATGGTTTTTTTAGCCATCCCCTCATTCGTATTTGTTTCGCTCAGTCAAGCTGCCGAACCAGTTGCATCGTTCCTATCACTTCGACGTCGGTCCTAAACGGACAAATGACTATGTAGTTCTCCGTCAGCGAGAAGTTCCATGATTCCTGGCTGAAGTTGAGCACTTCCAAAGTGTCTATGAGTTTCGCAGGCGATTGGCTTGTCGTTCCGGTTGATTGGAGGATGACAGGTAGATCGTCACGGCTGATGGCCAGTCGTTGTTCTTCCGGTGTGTAGAGGGCGGCCAGCACCAGAATCTCGGCGGCGACTGATCTTCCACGGAGTTTCGGAAGAGCTGATAGCGGCAGCGTCTTCGGATTCCTCTTCATCATCTTCTCGTATTCGGCGGTGAACACGATGGTCTTGTTGCTCCATCTTTCACCGGTTTTGATGGTCGTACTTTTGATTGGATGAATCTCTTTGCCATATTTGTTGGTGAAGGTCAGGTCACGGTATTCGAGGATGGTTCTGATAAGGTCTTCGTATCCGGATCCGCCGGTTAGCAGTTTCGCACGGTTGGCCGCTTGTCTGAAGTCGCGGCCTATGGTGAGGGTTCTGGTCTTGGGGTCGTAGTCCTTGGTCTTTATGTTCACGGCGGTGGTGAAAAGAAGGCTGAGGACGCGTGGCACTCTGCCTGACAGTTTATGTTCCACCCCTGGCTGGTTCCTCATTGGCAGGAAAAAGGGGTAGGCTTCCGCCGTCACGTATAGTGTGCTGAAAGATTCCGGACTGTCGATGTCGCTGATGGGTTCCAACGTCAGTTCGAGTAATTCGTTCTTCATGTCGTTTCCCTTTTTTCTGAATTCAACGGTTTTTATGTTTATATGTTGATTTTAACCGTGAATTGCGAAAGACATGCCAACATATCCAGTATCGCACGAAGCTTCGTTGCTTACACAAAACGGAACAATGATCAACACCTTTCGGAGGTATCCTCCTGCATGTACTTCAGCTGATAATGGATTCGAGCCGATACCGTCTTGGGATCCAGACGATCATGAGACCAACGCGCCATCGTGATGTAGATGCGGCACGCCGGATCGGAAAACGCGACATCGCTGACACGCCAAGAGTTCTGATCTCCGGATTGTTTGTCAGTTTTACGCAAGAGCCACCACCACGATTCTCAACCGGAAAAAACACAAGGATGGAAGTCAGCTTGACTGCCACTTCTTCTTCAGTCCGGGGAACGTCACCAGCATGGAGTCCGCCGCCTCGCGGATCCACCCGTTGTTGCACAGCGTCCAGATTCGAGTCACCGGCAACGCGTTGTTGATTTTCTTCAACTGTTCCGCGGTCATGAGCTTCGCCGTCGCGGCGGTCGCCTTGTCTATCGCCTTGTCGTGTGAGATGATCCCCTGTTTCTTGTCCACGGCGATACGGGTGAGGGTCGAATGCAGCCGGCTTAGTCTTTGAAGTTCCTTACTGTTTGGATAGTAGACGCGGGATCGCCTCGCGTCGATGCTTTTCTTGCTCATGGGATACGCCTCTTATCGGCTGAGGATGCTGAGTCCGATGGACTGGCCTGCATACAGCTGGCGGTCGCTGCTGACCATGGTCTCGTCATATCCGTCCGCTCGCAGATTGCTTTCCCGTTGGTCGAGGTTCGGCTGGAAGTTGCGGCTCTTGGGTGGGATGCTCTGCATCATTGCGCCGCTGTTGAACCGGCATACGTCCCTGTCGGCTTCCTCGCTGGAGATCATGATGTCGATGTTGTTGAGCAGGCGCATGACCGCCTCATCGTGCGCGATGGTGCCGAGCCCGATGTTGCGGACGAATGTCGACTTGGCGCCCAATAGGAAGTCGATGTGACTGTCGATGTATTCGATCCGGTCTTCGTCTTTGATTGGGTTTTGGGGTTGCGTTTGCGTTGGCATGATGCATTCTCCGTTTTCGCAATTAACGGTTTCCGTTCAATCGACTTATCGTCTGCTGAGGTAACGGTCTTTTGTTGCCTTGGATGGTGTCAGGTCGTATCAGACGTTGTGGTTATTGCGTTTTCCTGTTTTGTTTTATGTGGACGTTTTCACTGTAACGCGACACTCCGATTTTGCCCCCTACCCCCATCTTCACAGATATATGTTATATTGAATGAGTCCACATAAAAAGAGAAAAAAAGGAAACGCCAGCATGGCAGAAAACGCCACACGGTTCTGGCGGACCATGACCTTCAGACAACTGAACGGCAGACGGGTCCGCCTCACCGCACATAACGGGGAACTCATCCTTGAAATCAAACTCGCGCCCGGATTCGGCCGTTCCCTCGGATCCCGCCAGAACCTCATCGCCGGCATGAAATTCGGCGAACTGTTCCACGAAGGCCACGACGGATTCATGGAACTCTCACGGCAGAACGCCGATATCGAAATCGAACTGCTCCCCGACAAACCGACATACGAAACCATCACCGACCGCGACGAAATCCGCGAGGGGGACATCGCAGTCGCCAAGGACGGCAACCATTATCCGATCCTCGGTGCGAACGACGGCCGTATCACCATCGATGTATACGGGCAAAGCATCACCCTCAGCCGTGAAAACTTCGACCACTCGCTGCGCCCGAAGCTCCAGCTCCCAGATCACCCCGGACTGTGGAGAGACGGCGAAGACAACCTGTACGAGGCTTGGAAGGCCAACAGCGGTATTCTCTTCCTCCGACAGTCCAGAAGAAACGGACACTGGATCAGCGGAGACGTGATACCCATCGACAGGGCGCTCGAAGGAGAGGATTCGGTCACATTGGCGGAGCTTGCCAAACAATCCCCGTTCACTGAAATCGAGGTGAACATCTGATGAGGTACAAGAAAGGAGACCCGTTCGCGGCGCTTCGCCTGAACGAACGCAAACAACCCACGGAGACCATCGGCATAGAACTGAACGCCGCGGCAAAAGCCCTCTACCGGCTCGAATGCAAACGCTGTTACGGAAACCTTCTGGACTTCGACAAACTACCCGAACGAATCCGAAAACACTACACCAACAGCGCCTTTGAAGTGTTGGCCCATGCGAGGGAAGAACGGCATGCATCACAGTGACGGACCCCACGCTTCAGATCAAGTGGATACCGACGGATGGGCGGAGGAGCTGCTGCAGGAAATCGAGCGCTACCAGAATCCGGATTCATGCATTGACTTTTGACAAGGGGAAAACATGAACATCTATTTCATACAGGAAAAGACGGCCTCCGGCTGGAAACCCGTCGCCCGTCGATGTCTATCTGCATCGTTTACGCGCAGGCATCTTGCCAAGACCATGGTCAGACGGTACGTGAAAAGGCATGACGAGCTTGATGCGAATTCGTTTCGAGTTTTGAAGCTGAGCGTCCAGTGACCGCAATCCAGATCGACATCAGCGAAGACATCAGCCGACTGGACATTCCCAGCAAAGCCGACGCAAAGACACTCACCCTCATGCGTGTGGGCGCCATGCGGGGAATAAGTTTCTACATCTCCCCCGCGGGCCAAACGTTGAACGAGACCACGAACGGAACATCCGTGACGAACATCAGCGACCTGATCACGCTTCGGTCATTCATCGACGAAACCATCGAAAAGGAAAAAGGACAACGGATTTGAAGGGACAAGCGAAAAAGGCAGCCTTCGATTATTGCGAGCAGCTGCGAATCCGGAACATTCTCACCATGCTCGACATGAACGCGAGAGGCGAACTCACCGTATTTGAACGTCGAGACCTGTACGCCGCTTTGGACAACGAGCGAACCCGCACCGCATTGAGGATTGATTAGGAAGAAAACATGCTACCGCGATCAATCAGTCTCGACAAGAAGACCATCGACTATCTTCTCACGCTGCCGAAGGTAGTGAAGAACGTGAGCTCCAACGGCGAAAAAATCTACTACACTTCCGAGTTCCGAGAATATGCCATCGCCCGATATGAGAGCGGAGACAGCCCCTCGGTGATTTTCCGCGATAGAGGAATCGGCCCGGAAATCATCGGCTACAAGCGTGTGGAAAGATGCATCGCACGATGGTGTCAGTGCGAGGAGACCCTGACCACAGCGGAGCGCAGGCAAAAACGGATTGCCTGGATCGAACGGGAAATCGCATCACTGCGTCGGCAAGAGGCGGAACTGAAGCGTCTCCAACAGGATTCGGAGGCGGATCGGTGAGCGACATCTTCAACCAGGAACCACCGCACAAGGATGATGCGGAACGCACCGTACTCGGAGCTATGCTCCAATCACGCGACGCCGTTGACGAAGCACGGCAGAAGCTCACCGAAAACGACTTCTACCAGCCGAATCATCGAACCATCTGGCAGACCATCTGCGAGCTGAACGACAAGCACGGCAACGTGGATGTCACCCTGCTGTGCAGCACGTTGAACGAACGCAAGATGCTTGACCGTGTGGGCGGCATCGACTACGTGTCGAAGCTCGTGGATTCGGCACCCACCACTTCCAACGTCAGCGTGTATGCGGGCATGGTCAAGGACACGGCTAAGCGCCGCGACATCGTGCGCATCGGCACCAAGATCACGCAGCTTGGCTACACGCCCGACGCGGAAACCGACAGCATCATCGGCGCGGCATTGGATGAGGCGTTCCACATCGGGGACGATGATTCAAGCACTGACTACCGGGATATCTACACGGTGTCCACGGACATGCTCGATCATCTCGACAAGATCGCGAAGGGTGAAATCGAGGAGGGTGTTCACACCGGGTTCCGTGACATCGATGATGTGACGCACGGTTTGCAACCCGGACAGATGATCGTGGTGGCCGGCCGACCCGCAATGGGCAAGTCCACGTTGGGAATGGACTTCGCAAGGCATGCGGCAATCCACGACAACATGTGCTCGGTCGTGTTCAGTCTGGAGATGAGCCGCGAGGAAATCGCGCAACGCCTGTTCGCCGCCGAAACGAACATTCCGTTGAACGTGTTCCGCGATCCGACGCAGATGACCGACGAACGTTGGGATGCGGTCAACGACCTGTGGAAGAAGCTCGAGGAGAAGCCGCTGTATATCGACGATTCCGCGAATCTGAAAATCCCGGACATTCGAGCCAAATGCCGCAGGTTGAAGGAAACCAAGGATTTGAAGCTCGTGGTCGTCGACTACCTGCAATTGATGTCCAGCGGACGGATGACCGAGAACCGTCAGCAGGAGGTCAGTGATTTCAGCCGCCAGTTCAAACTGTTGGCGAAAGAACTGCAAGTGCCGGTCGTGATTCTTAGCCAGTTGAACCGCAACGTGGAAATGCGCGCCGACAAGGTGCCGCAGATGAGCGACCTACGCGAATCCGGTTCCATCGAACAGGATGCCGACGTGGTGTTCCTCGTGCATCGTCCCGACGCATACGACAAGGAAGACCGTCCCGGTGAGGCCGACATCATCATGGCCAAGCATCGCAACGGTCCGACCGAAACATTCCATCTCGCATTCCTCGGACGCAACAGCAAGTTCAAGGACATGCCACAGGACTATACGGCCGGAATCTAATCCGCAGGAGAAAAGGAAACTGATTATGGAAGAGAAAATCACCGCCAAGGTGGAAACCATCACCCCGGACATAGCGAAGACCATGCTCGGCGAAAACGTCAACAACCGGCGTATCAGCCGCGACAACGTGAATATGTTCGCTCGCGAAATGCGCAACGGCGAATGGCGGTTCAACGGTGAGGCCATCAAATTCGGCAAAGACGGATGCCTGTTGGACGGCCAGCATCGACTGCTCGCCGTCATCGCCGCCGACAAGCCGTTGACCACGCTCGTGATCCGAGGGTTGGAGGACGAAACCCAGCAGACTATGGACAGCGGCAAAACCCGCACCCTGGGCGACGTGCTCACGCTTCGCGGTGAAAAGAACTCCACTCAGCTCGCTTCACTGGCGCGCGCCGTATATCTGGCCGACCAGCTGGGCATGGAAGCCGCCGCACAAAACGATCTGAAACCCACGCGCGGGGAAATCATCGCGTTCATCGACCAGACGCCGCAACTGGCCGACGTGCTCGCCGCCAGCCGTGCGTTCCGCAGCCAATCCGGTGACATGCTGACCAGCAGCATGTTCGCCTCGCTCTGGTGGACGTTCGCGCACATCGACACCGATGCGGCCAACCGGTTCTTCATAAGCCTCGTCAGCGGCGCGAACCTGCAAGCCGACGATCCGATCCTCATACTGCGCAACACGTTGATGTCCCAGCCTCACAAGGCGGGACGTTCCACACGCGACAACCGTGTACGCATCGCCGCCTTGACCATCAAGGCGTGGAACAAGTGGCGTAAGGGCAAGCCTCTCCGCCAGTTGAAGTTCTCGGCCGGCGAATCGTTCCCCACGCCGCACTGACCGGTTATCCACAATCCACAACAACTGTCCACATAAAAAACAAAAAAGGAGCCATCATGGCATACAACAAGCGCTACCGCGTCACCCACACGTTCGAGAACGGAAGCCGATTCATCGGCAACATCGGAGTAAAAAACAACACCCCGAACTTCCCGGAAAACATCGACGGCCGCATGATCATCGAAGTCATCAACGGACGATTCCAAGGCGTATTCAAGCTCGCCAACAGAACCATCGGCCGCGTATACGGTGCAGTAATTCCGCCACAACCGGAAAACTGGATCTTCGACCCGCAAGGCGCATACAAGTATCTGCGCAACGAACTGGGCCCGAACGTGGAACTGCCGCGCACCGAGCTTGATATCGCACCCAACCGCGACCCGCAGTACGACAGCATCACCAGCGACGGCATCCCGGCCGACACAAGCCTGCTGCAGCTCATCGCCTGACCGGAGCGGCATATGGCACAGATACCATCCGGATTCACGTTCAACGACGACATCACCGAAGACGCCAGCGAGAAATTCCCGCCACCCTCATTGGATTCCACCGGCATCAACTGGAATGATGCCGGCAGCGTGTACGACGCGGTCCAACAGGTCAGCGAACGGTTCAAACAGGCGTTCGCCGACCTCATCGACCAGTCCGCAAAAGGAACCGACGGCAGCGTGGAATCACGACTGATCTACACCATCGCCGCCTACAGTGCCATGAACGACCTGCATGACATGACCGTCCCCATCTTCTCCAGCACGCTGATGAACCAGCATCCCGACTGGGTGCCGGTCATCAACGGCTGCGAAAGCAACGAGGAACTGATGGAAACGTGGCCGGACGTGAAAACCATCCACGACGCGCAAATCCAAGCGAACAAAACCGGCAAACCCGTACAAGTCCACTTGGAGGACGCGGACGTGGACGCCATCATCTCCAACCAGCCGGTACAGGAGGAGGATTTCCATGCAGAACGAGCAGCCTGACAAAAAAGATCGATTCGTGTATGTTCTCTTCGGCTCGACTATCGTCTTCGTGGTGGCTGTGTTGACTTGCGTTCTCGTTTGGAATCTCGCTCATCCGGAGGAAGTGTCGGATAATGTCGGAAAAGTGGCAACGATGCGTGAAAAGGCGTCAGCAGCGGACAAAGAAGAGGCATGGTCCACCACGACTATAGGACCCTACACCATTCAGTTGAAAGACAAAAAAGTAGTGGATTGCGTAGGTGCAGCCTTGCAGACCTATAGCAGTACAAATGTTGTGCCAACTTGTGATTGGGACAACCCAAGACAGCTGACCCCTAATGAGAAAGCCAACAGACAAGCCACATACGTGACGCTGGGAGATGGTGAACAGGTTCCTTGCGAGGGCAGCAACAGTTACATCACGTGCGGTTGGAATCTGAAAGGCAAGCAATGAGTTTTGTTGCGCTTGCCGTGCATGTGCTGCTGTTGATGCTCGTCTGCTGGATGGGAGCCGAAACACTGGCATCCGACGACCGGCTGGCACGCCAAGTGTTCGGCAAGCTCAGCGTATTGTTCGGCATGTATGCGCTGATGTGTTTGATCATTGACGTATCCAATTTGGTTCGCGGGCATGCACCGTTGATCAGCCTGCCAGCCAGCGGCATCATGTCGTGTGGTGCGGTTTGGTACGCGATTCGATATATCGGCGGATACGGAAGGAACTAGCCAGATGTCAATGACCTACGAGGAGCTGGAGTTGAACGGCTGTTACGCGATGCTCTGCGAAGCATTACGCGCCTGGCATCGGATCCAGCATGACCATACGCGCGAAATCGCGGCGAAAACGTTGAAGGACGTATACGGCTACGAGTTCCATCTGAACGGCGGCGGCTGCTCGTGGAGACTTCCGGAAACGGACCACGAATGGGCCACCAACGGTATGCGCGCACTCGGCCTACCGGCAGACAAGTTCGAGGAGAACACTCTGGTACTCGCCCGACTGCTCGACGGGCAGACGAAAGACTACGAGATCGCATCCGGTCGAACGGTGGAAACCATGGAACCCGTATACGGTTCCGACATCGAACGATCCGTCGTAGTCGAACAATTCCACAACGCATTCCGACGCATCACCACCAACTGGGACAGTGTCCTGAACCGCAAAGTCATGGACTCAAACCTAGAAAAGCTGCTGCCAATGGTAGCGCATGCGGTGCGAATCGAACGAGAAGGCCAAACTCCGGACCTGATTCCACTGCTCAAACTATGCCGCAGGATTTCGACCGAATGATGAAGAACGTCGGAGCGGGATACGTTTTCTGAGAACAAGAGGCTGCGTAGGACATGTCCGTTGCCGATGAAAGCTTCTCTGCGGAGAATATACCAGAACCATTTTGATCTATCGGCTTCTAGATGGTATCGAAAAACTCCCCTAGTTCCTCAACGTTGTCGAAGCTCCGAACGTATTCCTTGCTTTCGACTTGGCGACGGGCTTCGGAATTGCGAAGTTCGTTCGCCGCTTCTCTAGGTTCGTAGAAACGGCGAGAACAGAATCCAGTAAGAGTTGTGTTTATGGGCGTAGTCAATGCAATTCATCTCCGCTCGTGAAAAAACATTCAGACAACTTATCCTATAAAAAATGTGTAACGCTTACACATTTATGATATGAAAAATGTGTAGGCATCGCTTACACCATATGACGAATCGCGGAAGAACAGAAGTTGGAATAGCCGGTTTTTTCTCCTGACTTTCCCGTAATCAACTTATCTCAAAGCGGTAGTCTGGAATCAGTTATCCATTAGTCCGAGAGGCTTCACTATGGTTGATTCCAGGAAATCTGCTCAAGCGAAACGGCAATTGCGTACGCAGACCGGCGAGTTCGCCGAAGAGAACAACAAAAGTCTGCCATCCGGAGAAACATTGTCCACGTTCGAACGGAAACGGTTGAACAATGCGCTGCTCGCCGCAGAAACGAACATCATCATGGATCCGGATGTCGCTGATTGCGCCGGATACGCCACCAGGCGCTTGGACGAGCTCATCGCCCGTCCGGCGAAACCCGGCGAGACCGATGACATGCCGTTGATCATCGCGAACCTGCGATATGACCCGCAGGCGCCGGGCGGCTCGCATGCGGACTATCTCGCCGACCATGTGCAGGCCGCTTACGACGGTATCCCCGTGAAATCCTATGACCATGCGCAGTTGGTGGAGGAGACCCGACAGCATATCCTCGAAACCGCATTGGATCCGAACAGGGAGTTTGCCGACCTCGGGCTAGATCCAATACAGCCGGGCGAACGATGGCCCTTCCGTCCGAACGAACTTGCCGGCAGCTACTACAGTGAGGAATCGGAGCGCCGCTACCAAGCCGCATTGAAAGGAACCCAGACAAAGCAAGCCCGATATGATGCGGCGACAGAGAAACACTTGAATCCACTGAACGATGAAATGCGCGACCTATACAAGAAGAACGTCGACCGTGGACTGATCAACGGCAGCGCGTTCGATGACAAAATGGCTTTCGCCGACACGTTGCATGAGCTTCAGGAAGACGGTTGGAACCCGCAGGCCGGCAAGGAATACCGGCAATCCAAGGACTTCAAAAAACTGGAGAAACAGCTGCTGGACGGTCGGAAACCGACCCGTCGCTACCGTCAGATGCGTGACGCATTATGCGACAACGAACAGGAATACCGACGGTTCATGGCCGCGAAACCCGACGTATTCGACCCGAATGAGAAGGTGAAGAAAACGTTCGCCGGACTCGGCCCTGACGTGGGACAGGCGGCGATGCTCAGGATTGCGGCAAAGCATCGCGGGGTCGAAGGCGCCTTGCAATTGGCCCGTCGAGACCCGTCCATCGAATACACGGTGTCGGATGCGAAGACGCACACGTTCCGTTCCGAACATGACGAGCTGGCGGTATCCGAATGGAGTTTCAGCAACCCGTACGAGCCGCCGCATACGATCATCACCGCGAACGGCATTAAGCCCGCTTCGGTGATGAGCTGGATCCATTGTGAGGCTCCGGATTCGCCAGAGTGGGAGGAACGGGCCTGTCAACGGTTTATGGAGTCGAATGGCGGGGATTGGCGGAGAAGCCAGTCTGCTTGATCGGTTTCGTATGTTACGGCGGCTTTTTATGGTCGCCGTTTTTTTGTTCTTTTGACAACCTCGTTTAATATGCTACACTGAATATGTCCACATAAAATAGTCGAAAGAGGAGCAACGCCATGAGCGTCACCATCAACAACCAAACCAGCCCAGCCACGGAATTCGCGTGGGACGGCTGCCACAAAATCTACCTGCTCGACAACGGCGACACCGACAAGAACGGCGAAAACGGGTACATGCTCTCCAAGAACGGCGAACCCGGATACAAGGTGCTGCCAGTCAGCAGATTGCAACGCGTATGGGATCAGTCCTGCCCGCTCCGCTTCATCAGCAACTGGACGCTCGACAAGGATTACGTACCCCAGTGCCACGAGAAGCCCGTCACCATCGAAACCAAGTGAAGGCCTGACCATGTTCGACGGAAAGAAAACCATCACCGGCACCTACACCGCGACAGACGCTGCACAGGACCTGAAAACCGGAAACGATACACGACTATTCGACGCGCTCAGCAATGCCGACGACTTCGATACGACCACGGAAAACCTCTGCAACCATGTGCCCGCTTACATGGGCGGCGTGTCCAACTGGAATCGCAGACTGCATGATCTGCTCACCACCGCCGCCATCAACGCGGCCTACGACGCGATGCGCGCGGACAAGAGCAAGGCCGACACGATAGACAATCTCACCCAAGCCTATTACGCGGAGATCGACCATATCCGAGCCGTAGCCAAAGCGGTCGGGGTCGAACTCCGACGCGACCCAGTCCATCAGACCCGCACCATCTGA